CTGATCAGCCATACGGCTGACGGCAACCCGACCCATGCGCTCATCGTGGCTCCAGCCGCGACCGGTGCGACGGGCACTGGCTACACGTTGACCACCAACCTGGCGTGGAAGACCGCGAACACATCAACGGCAGGCACCACCAGTTTGTTTGATGGCGTGGCCAATACGGCTGCGATGGTTGCAGCGGGGATCGCGAATCATCCTGCCGCACAATTCTGCACTGGACTGACTATCGGCGGATTCAACGATTGGTATCTGCCCGCACAGCTAGAGCACGATATTGTATATTTCAATCTCAAGCCCACGACCACTTCCAACTCTACAGCCACGGGCACCAACGCCTATGCGGTGCCACCGCGCACGGTAAATTTCACGGCGGGGAATCCCGCTCAAACTACGGTGGCAGCATTCCAAGTTGGTGGCGCGGAGGCATTCGCAGCCGCCGCCCACTGGGCATCCAACGAGGTAACCGCACTAAATGGCAGGCGGCTTACCTATAGCAGCGGTGGGATTAGCGTGGCGGCCAAGAACACACTCAACTCTGTTCGCGCCTTCCGGCGTATTGCGTTATGATCCACTGTAGCCATCCCGTAAGACGGTGAGCCGGTGAGCTTACAACTCCCGACCCCAACCGATCCGCCTCTGGAGGGCGAACCGATGAACCTCAGCCTCGACCTGTATCAGATTGACTGCCATGCACAGGAGTACATGCGCAGCATTGGAATCACTTATGAGCACGCTACCCGCTGCATTAAAAATCCTCAAGGTCACGCCACGAGAGGCCATCGGCTACGGCCTCAGCAAGAAAGACGCAAGCGGCTGGAGGTAATCGCCCCGTAAGGTGGGTGCAGCCCTTGAAGCGGAGAGTTAGGCGTCCCCGGCAACGGGTCGCATCGGCTACTCCGTCTGCGCTTTGTCAGTCCCCCACCGTTTAAGCACAGAGCATTGCGAGGTGCGGGGATGTGGTTCGAGTCCACCAAGGGTACCCCTCCTAGTGTCCCTCGACTACGAGGCGTTGAAAGCCAATTAGCACCAGCCCAACACCCAAAATGTCAAATGGCGGAAACTCGTTCTCAAAGTCGCAAATCGCAGCCTGGCGGGAGTGGGCCAGAAGAAATGCAAGCGCGGGAAACTCCCCCCTTAGAGAAGTCTCACCCCCTCAACAAAGTGCCGGATTTCAAATCCGAGCCGGAGGCTGCTCCTCCTGCAAAAGACTTAGATAAACCGGCATTTAAGTCCGGCGTTATCTTTCTAACCGAGAAAGATAGAAAACTCGCCTTGTCCATGACAAGGCAGATCTACTCTCGACTAGGCCTTAATTCAAAGGCCCGTTCTTACCGTGTCAATTAACACGCCCGAGGAAAAACAAATACTCGCCCAGTCCTTGAACAAGACTGGAGACAAGGAAGGTGTGCTTGAATCGTTGAGGTATATTGCCGACAATCGCACACCTTTCGCGCTTTACGTTGCCACTAAAGACCGCTCGAATGTGATGTGGGTTTTTGACCCCGACAGCGTGTACGAAATGCTGGGGGGTGAGGATATTCATGACAAAACGTTCAGAACGCTGTTCCCTGAGCAACAAGAAAGGCAAGAAGGAATATTGTTTTACGTATTTACCAAAACACAACCCGTCGTAGTCATTAGACTAGGGCTGGAAACAATATGCTGGCTAATAGACACTTTAGAGGCGGATATGCCGTAGCTTGACGTCAACCTTGTTCCTACTGCCCGACTGATTCACCACCCGAACCCTGAGAATGCCGTTTTCCGAATATCCCACCACCAGTGGTAAATAATCGACTTGAAAGTTTTGAGCAGTTGTGACCGCATCGGCAATCACACCGGGACCAGGACCTGGCCCGGACCTCTCATCTCTGGCCCTGGCCGCCCTATCCGTATAAACAGTAATCCAAGCTGGGACACTCGTCTCGATTGATAAAAGACCAAAATACCTAGCCGAGTTAAGATCGAGTTCGAACGAGTCCTGGTCGTTTATCGGCCCTGTACTTTGCTCGAGAATTACAACTCTGTCCTGATCCGGCTCGGGTGCCGCTTCCTGCTCAAGTTGCGGAATCTGGTTTGTTAGGATTTCAACACTTTGCTCGACACTTGAGATTCTCAAGCCCAAAGATGTGTTGACTGCTTCAACCTCGCCCGAAACACCAACACTCAGCCTTTCAAACTCACTCTCCAGTGTCTCAAAGGCGGATTCCAGATTCTGAGCAGATTCTGCTACCGACTCGCTCAATGCCGCTTGAGACGAGGCGATTGCCGTTGCGAATATCTTAAGTTCGCGTATTTTGGCATAAGTCCTATCCGCACTTCTTACGTTTAAGATACCCGTCCCGGTCACGGGATCGACACACTCGGCCAGACCCGACCCGAGTCTGATTCCAGATTTCACCCCTCTACCATCTTCAACAAACAAACTCCCTGTCTCAGGGAAACCGTCCTGCGCTAGTACCTCGCCCGTGCTAGAAAGTTCCTGCCTCGCGATATTAAGCAAGCCCCCGGCATAATCCTCAATGAACCTGGTGCGTAAATCCGCCACTATTTGAATTCCGATATCTCTATTCGGCTTTCAACGAATCGAGCGTATAGCTGCGGCGGCACTATCTCAGCCGGAGGATTATTACTCCACTTAACCACCCAATTATTAGTTACGAGCATTCTTATTTTACTGGAAATACGCCTATTCGACCAGTCGATCACATTCCCGCGCAAATCGAGCAGTGTGTTATGTGGCGAACGAAACGCCCCCGCACCCCTGCTATTCGAACTCGCTGTTATTGCCGGAGTAAAATCTCTTAACAACTGTTCCATCGCACTCGATGTCATATTGCAATCTTTAGCATTTAAAGTTTGAATGTTTTTATTAACCCCCAGGGATACGTTCTCCAAAGCTTGGCATTGCGAAATATCTAAAGTTTTAAGATTAAAGCATTCGTGCAAATGCAACACTTTTAAGCCTTTATTGCCCCTGAGATTCAAGATCTCAAGTGATGGGCGGGGGGTATTAATATTAACATACACCAGGTCATTCTGGCTTAAAACCAGTTCTTGAATCTCTGGATCTACAATTTTCCCGCTATTGCTATCAATCCAATGATCATCCCATGTCAACAAAGACTGGTTTGTGATTTTTAACCTTTCAATGCCCGACGATTTCGAATCGATACAGATTTCGATCGAGTCTTTAAGTTGACGCCTTATCTCAGCATTTAGAACTCCCTGTCCTCTGACATAATTAAACTCTTTGCCTTTACCAAATTCGAGAAGTTTGGCATTTCCGTCGCCAAGTTTACAATACCCTAAGATCATGGTGCCAATCTCCCGCCAAACAATGATCTCGGGCAGAACTCAAAGAAATATTTACCCTGATACGGGGGATTAAACCTTTTACACTTGAGCATAGAGATGCAGGCGCTGTATTCAAACGGATCTTTGATAGACGAGCAAAGCATCTCGTTGTCTTTGAAAACAGGGGACCGGGAAAGCTCCGTAATACCTTGTAAAGAGTAGTAGTAATTTGTATCACTTTTTACTATGTTGTCTGGGACAATTTCAACAGTTAACCCACGGCCCAACGGTCTGTCTATCAAAATACCGGGAATAGGCGATTCGGTACCGTATCCGGTTTCAGAATAAAAAGATTTGTTATAGCCGCTTCCTTCACACTTGTCAACACCAAGCTGGTCGCAATCCGTACCTCCGAACCTTTTACAAGACTCTACAGGGTCAAATTTACTTCTTGCTCGTAAAATCGTATTACCTTTTTCATAGACTTGCACTTGTAGAGATTTATCTTTGCCAGGAAGACTTGTATCCTGTTCAAAGGCTTGACCGGGATTCAAATCCTGCTCGAAAATAACTCCTTGTGAAAGGATGTTTGACAACGAAAGCCTTATATACGAGCCGGAATCTACACCTAATGCTGGTTGTTGCGATCCTGCACCCGGACTGCTAACCACCAGTACCGACGCCTCTTCAGGAGTCAAAGAGTTATCTATTCTGACACCGTTAGGGAGGCGAGAGTTTCCTGTACCAGGTGGCTCGGCAAGAGCGAATTGAGACCCATCCCCACCTGACACAACATCAACAACCGCCTCGAACACCTTGCCTTGTACTTGTACCAGCGGGTCAGAGAAGTCTGCTTGAAAATTTTCTCTATTTTCTAGGACTAAAGCCCCCAGTTCGAGGTTATCGGAAAGAGTCTCCAGGTTCGACACCAGTTCAAGCAGTTTTTCATACCTTTCTGCCGGTTCGTTCATTAACTGGTAAGAATTCCGATAATCGGACAACGAGTACAAAAGTCCGAAGATGTTGCAGTACCTGAGAATGGATGTAAGCCGACCCCCTCTCACCCCGTTAAGCATAACTCCTAGGGGCGAGGTCGCACTAGGATTATTAAGAATGTCGTACAACTCTGTTGGCGTAATTCCCTCTCTCTCCTTGTACATACCTCTAACGCTTGGGCCGGAATTACCCGCCGATTGCTCAATAAGAGAGTTCCAAGTCGGTTTCTGATTCTCATACCCAGAGTTATCGCTTACAACCATCTGCGCCACCATTCCAGACAGCAAAGAAACCTTTTCTTTTGGAAGGATTACATTGCTCTGGCCTTGTTCTATAAGTTTTGATACAGATTCGAGAAGGCTAAGCTGATTGTCTTTAAGAAACTCGTTGAATATCTGGAGCTGTTCAGGGTCTACAGCATAAGTCAAACTTATCAAATACCCTATAAGTTTGGGATATTTACTTCCAGCGATTACCGATCTTTGCGTGCGGTTTACATCTAAAAATCCCAATAGCCGTACAAGAGATTGCTGCTCATCTTTGCCGTACAAAAAGTTAATATACTCGTCAATGGCATTTTGCCCGCCAAATTCATACACTAACTTAGTAAGGTCGAATGCCCGGAAAAATGAAATAACATCGCTCGAATCGGTCAACGGTGCTAGAGAATTTAACAGCTCGGAGAAGTTGTTCGCCGACATTATTTTATCGATTTCCACTTCTGTAAAACCCAGCGATTTGATCCTATCTCTTATCAAAGATTTTCTCGGCTCGTGGTAATTTAATTCGAGCGAGGGAACATATCCCCCCGGTTTGAATCCGGTCGTTTTAAAGCTATCGATTAAAGAATCGACTTCTTGCTTTATACGTTTAAACGTGTCGGTAACAGGGTAGTCGGGGATGTTTCCCGGGCCGAGTAGAGTTGAAAGGCTGATGTGTCCGGACAGCAGGGTATATATTCCCCCAGTAATCCCCCTATCCGACTTGTACAAAGCAGGGGAAGACGGAAATACCCTGGACAATATATCCATTTGCAAAGAACTTTTATCGTAGATCGAATTGCCAACCTTAAGACAAGATATGTAAATAGACTCGAGGGTAAGTTTTACAAAATCGACTTCATTTTCGTTTACAACCTCGGCAACATATCGATCTTTGACTCCATCTTTGAACTTGTCTACCAAAGGATTTGTACTGTTACCATCTTTGAGCCTGAACATCGGCTCTAAGAACTTAAGCCCTGGTATCTCGTTATTTTGCAAAGTTCGCTGTTCAAAGACTTTTTCAAAGTCCCCAAATTCCTCGTTCAGAAATTCCGTCTTTCTCCCATACGAGACAGCCATTACATATCCGTAGTATCTGGACTGGTAATCGACAGCCCCGGAAAACGACCCCTGATACCCCCCAAATTCACTACCGATATTAAACAAGTTAACAACATCTTGATATATTTTCTTGCCACCTCCGAAAAAAGTAGCTGTTAACAAGTCGGTATCAATGTCGCCGGGTAGCTCATAATCTAAAACGTCTGAATCGGAAGTAATATTATTAATCTCAAATACCGCACGGGTTATCGCATCCGTCTTATCTTTTAATCTGGAGCTGAAAACGGTGGAAAACTTATCTTTAAGGCGGGAATTCTCAAAGCTTTCGCGGACGGGGAAAAACCTCTTATTCCTCGGCCTTGTTATCAGGCCGGAAACTCGATATTGCTCTAGTCCATTCAAATACTCTACTATTCCCGTACTAAAAAGCGATTTATAGTCCTCAACCGCCTCTAGTACAAGTTTTTCATAAGTCCTGTATTCGCTGACAAGGCTTGTCTCTTTAACTATTTCATCAAAAACATAACTTATTATGGAGGAAATTTTATCCCTATCAAAGTCTAACGCGTACAACGACCTTACAATCTCACCTTTTAAAAGTTTCGCGTTGGGGATTTTCCCAGAGTCAATTAAATCGCTTACGTCAAGAACAATTTCTACGCAAATATCAAAGAACTTATTTCTATTAATGTTCGGGCTGAAGTAGCCGTACCGGTCAAAGGCACGGGAAACAATAGCATCAACCTTCTCTCTGACTGTAATCGTCAAGACTCTACGCTCTTCTCCCGAGCTTTCAACGAAAAACCGTTGAAAGTCCTTAGTGAGATTATATTAATCCTATGACATACAAAGTCTCCTTGCTGTTTACGGAAAAAACTCGCCTAGAGCCCAGCCTTGGTAAAATGATTCAACACCTCGAAGGTGTTTTGAAAGAGATTGAAGGTGTTGACGTGAAAACTTGCACTTTGACAAGTGGGTTCAAAGCGCTGCCGCAGGCCGACTACACCATCTTCTGCGGGTACGATCACGTCACCCTGGCCTACCTCCACCTCGCCCTGGACAAAGCCCTCAAGCTGGCGGTTTACGACGAGCCTGGCAAAGCGTTGCAGACCGAGCTGGGTGCCCTTATGTACCGTGGGGTCGACTCGGACCGGATCCCCCCGGGCTCCCTGAGCGCGGTAGAATATTTCTGGTCGTACAAGGACATTGTCGGCATTGTAAAACAAAACCTCCGTGGATCTGGAAATCATCCGAGAACTAATCGCACACGACAAGTGGAAGACGCTGGAGACCCACCGTCACCAGAAGGAAATGCTGCTCCTGAGCAGGAGTCTTAAGCAGGAGGAGTCCGGGGTCTCCGACTTCAATTCAGAAACCTCGCACGGACAATGCCAACCCAAGGAACAAGGACTTATCGCCTTAAGCAGCGTCAGCAAAGGCGCCAAAGAATACACTTCCACCCTACCCGGGATTGAAATCCCGGACTTGTACTCCGACCTTATATCAATATCCTGGTGTGGCAAAAGGCTTGAACGTTGGCCGGAAGCCAAAGATGCCAAAGTGTCTTTGACCGCCGTTAACAGGATATTTGCAGATTTGATCGACGAGCACGGCCCGGGCAAAGTCCTTGACGCGATTTCCTTGATTCCAGACTTCGATTCCCGAATCGTGCAAGATAAAATAAACTCCTTGACGGTTACAGAATCCAAACGGATTATCCACTCACCCTTGTTTACAGAATTTGCAAAACACTACCCGTATATCGAACTCGACCTTCTCGAAGAAGCTTATGGCAACTGCAACGAAAACTTTGTTGAGGCTGGTGTAAAGCTTTTGAGGAAGAATTTTCCCGATAACCCGCCAAGCGAGTTTTCCAGTCACGCTAATTGGAAACAAAGCTGTCACCAACACTTACCGGAGTACCTGAAACAATGGCAAAAAGATCTAAGAAGCATTCAGACGAGAATGAGAGTCGCGCAAAAGGCGTGGACGGCATAAACATCTTGACCGACGGGAGTTCTGGCGTATATCTGGACGGCGCGGAAGAGGTGATTGACATGTATGAGCGAGGAGGCATGGACCGAGAAGCGTTGTACGATGCGATTATGAATCTGGATGTTGTGTTTAAAAATGTCAAAAAATAGTATTTATTACACTTATTACTCTTACGAAGAATGGGGGCGTGGCTATATCGGATATAGAAAATGCCCGTATAGAAAGACCCCAGAAACTGACGAATATTTTGGCTCTTTCAAGGATAAAACCTTTAAGCCTACTGTCAAAGAAATATTAGGAGTTTATAACTCAAAGGATGAAGCTATCCGAGATGAGATAACTCTGCATAAGTTCTTTGATGTGGCAAAGAACCCCCATTTTGCCAATAGGGCATGTCAAACCAGCACCAAGTTTAGTTACAATTGCTCCGGAAAAATTTTTTCTCAAGAGCACAGAAGAAAGATTTCTCAAGCCAATATGGGCAAAATTGGTGCCTGGAGGGGGAGAAAACATTCAGAAAAAACTCAGTGGAAGCCAGGGAAAAAATGTCTAAAGCACGTAAAGGTAGAATATTCTCAGAAGAACATAAAAGAAAAATATCCCAATCTAATATAGGGAAAAAGCATTCAGAGGAAACTCGGTCTAAAATTTCCCGAGCCAGAAAGGGAAAATATACAAAAGAGGCTAATCCTTTTTACGGGAAGAAGCACTCAGAAGAAACAAGGCGAAAGATTTCAGAAAGTAAAAAGGGGTAAAAACCATCCCATGTACGGCAAGAAAATGCCTGAACATCTCAGGAGAAAGAGATCTAAACTGGTTAACTGGTGCCACCCCATTCACGGAATTGTCTTAAATACATCTGCGCCAGATTTATCCAGGATTTTCCCTGATCAAAATCTCGACCCAAGCACCTTGAGTAAAGTAAACTTGGGGAAACTTCGGCAACATAAGGGTTGGGCAAAATGCGTTGAAAGCTCGGAAGCATAGAATCTTAGATGTCGGATAAAATTAAACGCACGGTAAAAACCGGTTATAACGACCGTTTAATAAATCTCAACCTCCGACAAGGAAATCTGGGGTCTTACATCGGAGATCCTTACACGTGGGGAGGTCTTCCGTCCGTCTTAGCCGGTACTATCCTGCCAAGGCGGGACGACATCCTTATCGAGGAGGGTGGAGGCGGCCCACGCGCCATCGAGTCTTATACCCGGCTGTTTAATGACAGTGCGGTTATAAGTGCGTGGGAGAAGCTTGTTGGCGAGATTATACAACGCAAGTGGGAAGTGTTTCCGGCTTCCGACTCTGACAAGGACGAGGAAATCGCGGAATTCGTACGTCAAACTATCTACCACCTCGGGACGAATACCCGGCAGACCAGGGGGCGCGACATGCTCGCTACTTCTAACTCCGGCTTTGACTCTTTCGTACGAGGAATGTGCGAATCGTTAATACTCGGTATAAGTATTGGCGAGATTTGCTGGATGCGTCAAGGGGGCTACGTTGTCCCCGCCGAAATCAAGATACGAGATCCGCGCCGGTTCCAGTTCGTCCTTAATGAAGACGGGTCTATCAGTCCCAGAGTAATCACTATACAATCCCCTGTAGAAGGCCTTCCGATCCCCATGCGCAGCATGGTCATTCACAGGCACTGGGCGTATAGTAATAACATGGACCCCTATGGTACAGGACTAGGGCGTCAGTTGTATTCGTTAGTAGAATTCCGGCGAACTTTAATGGGTTTTTGGCTGCAATACGCAGATAAGCATACAACCCCAACAGCAGTAGGCAAATTCAGCCTCGGCACCCCGGAGGAAGAGGTTAAATCGTTGTTCACCGCGTTACAACGGCTTGGTCAAGAAACCGCTATTGTAATACCGGACGAGATGGATGTCGATTGGCTGAGCGGGGGAGAAGGAAGACCAGAAATGTACGAGAATATTATAAGTTATATTGATAGGCAGATCTCTTTTCTTATTAACGGTGAGTCGACAGTAGGACAGGACACAGGATCGGTCGGCAGCTACGCTAGGGATAACGTGGCGGACAGTGTTCGAATGCGCAAAGCGAAAGCGTTCAGCGAGCAGATTGACGAGACGTTAAACGCTACTCTTGTACGTTGGATTGTAGAACTTAACTACCCCGGCTCGTCAGTGCCCCGGCTGCGCCGGAACTTCGAAGACCTTGAACAGCGCGAAGATCCGGTAAAAGTTGTCCAGATAATGTCACAACTCCAGGCCTTGGGATACCAAATCTCTGACTTGGACTGGGTCAGAGACAAGCTTGAAATCCCCTCCTTAGAGAAGGGAGAAATCCCTGGTATGGATGGAATGATGCCAGGAATGTCGGAATCTCAACCAGGAGCCTTTCCTAAAGGCATTGTGCATCAGAAAAAGGACGAGCCGGAACCTCTGGTTATGGGTGAAAAGACACTCGGCCAACTCGTCTCGCGCAACAACTACGTGTCTGCCGATAACCTCGACTTTTCCGAGTTTGATGAGTCCGGCGATCTTAAGGACAAGACGGTCAGAGATAAGGTATCTAAAAAAATTGCGGAAAGATTTAATCAGGGTGGATTGGACGAGGTTGGCTGGGAACGCATCAGCACAGGTATTAGTGGTCTGGACTCCGAAACGTCCAAACTTAACATCGATGAGCATACTACACCCGGCGATATCGTTTTCACAACAAAACGCCTGCTCGAAGAGGTGAGAAATATCCCCGGTGTCGGTTCGAACGAACATTATGGAACGGCTAATCAATACCGAATTCAAATGACGACTTACGAACACAAGATAATGCGGGAGGAGGAATTTTCGCAAGACGAAATCAACACGCTTATCGGCATTTACAGTAAGTCCTACCGGTTAAATAGGGCAGTATTGCATCGTGAATGTGTTGTCCTTGATCCTGAAAAGACGGGATACTGGTCTTCATTCGCTCCTTACTTCATGTAATAGTTGAAAGCTGTTTAGGCAACAGCCATTCCACTCTTGCATAATAATGCTTAAGATTCGCCCCTCGACTCAGTCTCAATTCTGGGTACAAGCCACTCCCTGGTCTCACTTTTTCACCTCTTTCTCTGGAATCAGAGACACCGCAGCCACCTCGCAGTACGCTGACGGCATCACTCAGCGCGTTTACCAGCTCAAGGGGGTCAAAACTCTCCAAGAAGCCACTATCTCTGTGCCTTTCGACCCCCAAATCCACTACGATATTGTGGATTTTTGGAAGTCTCATGGGTGTGAATTCGTAACCGTTTTCATTACTCCTGTAACTTGTGGTGAAGATCCCCGCCCCCTTGGGACGCGGAGAATTATCGTGCCCGACGCGCAGTTTACCTCGCTTAATTTCGGACAAGTTGACAGGACTTCCGGTACCCCCAGCACGATCGAAATGACGTTCGTGATGGACAGTTTCCAATTCCGTTGACACTTGGCTAGGTTATTTGGCCAAGGAAACTGCCTAACTACGGGTCAGCAAGACGCTGTAGGTGAAATAGAAATCGCCGACACGTCTTGCTACGAAGTTTATATTAACACGTGCGGAGTCGACGCTCGAGAACTGCTATTGCTCTACCCTATATACAATCCTTTGGCCGGTTTGTTCCTTACAAAATGGGGAGAAATTAACATCCCATGGGGCGATATTGATCGGGAGTGGGGCGATGTTAAAATTGAGTCGGATTTTGGGTATTTTCAAGGGGACAGAGTCCTATGGTTCGAGGGGGATGGAGATTATTTTGTTGTATACGAGGCGGTTGATGACATTGACAAAGGGCTAGGCCCTTTCAACCCCGATCAATGGCTAGAAGTTTGCAGAATCCGAGTAACAGATAGATCTTTGCTATCAGAAATAATTACAAGATATCCTTATTGGTCGGGATCAATTGAGCAAGGAATTGTGAAAATAGATACTGAATGTAGTGATTATAGCTGTTTGTATATAACTAACACTGCTATAGTTTCTGAAGTCTCGCCTCCCAACCCCGAGTTCTGGACAAGAGTATTTTGCTCGGAGAATGGCAAGGATAATACTTGCGGGGAAGTGATAAAATGCGGCCCCAACAGGACTCTGGCATCTCTCTCGTCTGAAGATAACGATTTAATATGCGTTCCAGTTGAAAGCTTTGACGGTGTAGGGCCTAGGAAATGAGCAACGTTTACGGAAAATCTTGCACTCCTAACCTAGGTGGGGTAAGCAATTATTACACGAGAGAAGAGATAAAGTCTCTTTTATTCGGCAAGCTTGGCACGAACTCTTTATACTCTTACCCTTTAACTCGAACTTTTTCTTTACTAGAAACAGCGCTGCCGGTGCCGTATGACGCGGCAGCCATGCCAGGGGCGTCGGTGTTAGGGACGGATGGGCAGATTTACACCAGCATCAGGATCGGTGCGACGTTTCAGTGGTCGAAGGCACCTGCAGCATTGTCATCGGGTGAGATTTTCCTGGGGGTTGATCAGCCGCGCACAAACTTCAACTTCGGCCTGGGATCTGGTGCAGTTAGTCTTACTCCCGCAGTTCAGCTCGAAGGAGGTGATCCCGGTGGTGCGGCTATCGCTGTTGTCAGGTACGCGACTGTAGGCGATGCCCCTTTTCTGATTCTAGGGAAAGTCAACGGCACGGATCCCCTTGCAAACACAGCCATCACCAATGGCCAAGGCACGGGCACGATTTTGTTCATGGGTGCCGACGGCACAGAGCTGATACCAGGGTGCGCTATTTCCGCGATTGTCGATGGTACGGTTCAAACTGGCTCTGTACCTATGTCACTCAGTTTGAGGACAAGACCAGAAGGCGCTGTTGCCGGTACTCCAATTAGTCCCCGGCTGCGCATCACCCCTGACGGCAACGTCCTCATCGGCAACACCACCGGCACCGAGCGCCTCTCCGTCACCGGCAACATCCAACTCACCAATACCGCTGATAGCTACAAAGTCGGCACCAACAACGTCGTCGGCTCCCGCAAAACCGGCTGGGCCGCACCCACCGGCATCGCTACGCGCACCACGTTCAACACCGCCACGGTCGCTATTGCTGACCTGGCCCAACGGGTCAAAGCCCTCATCGACGACCTCACCTCCCACGGCCTCATCGGGGCCTGACACCACCGCCTGCCATGAAAGATCAACTGATCACCATCGTAAACTCCTACGCCGCAGCGCGGGCCAGCGGCGACACCGTGCTGCAGCAGTTCGCCGCCCAACAGCTCGGCGCCTTCCTGGAGGCCGTCGAGATCACCGCCAAACCCACCCCCGAGGAGGTCCCCGCAAATGACTGAGCCCTCCATCACCTACACCTGGCGGATCGAGAGCCTTGATGCCGCACCCACTGAAGGCGAGCTGACCAACGTGGTCCGCAAGATCCACTGGCGCCTGTTCGCCACGGACGGCATCAACACCCTGGACCTCTACGGCGATGTCCCCCTGGGCAGTGCCGATCCCGAGGACTTCACCCCGTTCGAGAACCTCACCGAGGCCACAGTGATCACCTGGCTGGAGGCCGCCATCGACGGCCGCGCCGGGGAAGAAGAACCCACCGTCGCCCAGCTCCGCACCGGCCTGGCCGGTATGCTGGCCGCTAAACTCACTCCCTCGGTGGTGCCGAGGGCTGTGCCCTGGTCCTGACTTTGAAACCCTGACCAAGGGTCAACCTATCATCAAATCATTAGTATTGTGGTTAAAGCCCGGTTCTCCGGGCTGTCATGAGAGAGCAACGGGGCTGGACTGGACCTCCAGCCTCTTTCTTTCCTCTTGTATCCTAGCACACACTTTGAGCATTCGCTCAAGAAAATCGTTTGGCAATACCCCGCGCAAATCGTTCCTGGCGTCTTCGGGATCTGTCGGCCAGCCAGAACCAGCATAAGCCAAAAACTCTTTAAGTTCTTCGACCGTTATAAATCTGCCCGGTAAAAGGTGCCAAAAAACACCGTCCCAGACGTTTAAATCCCCGCTGTGCATTATCACAAAGTCGCCAGGACTTAGCCCTGAGTCGTCAGGAAACAGGTCCGAAGGTTTTCTTAAAACGTAGACAGCAGGCCGTTTATTAGCCATTTTCAGGGGTACTTTCCATCGCCGGAAAGTCAAAGATACTGTCCAACGCTCGTTCCACCTGGCCAACCATAATACTTATAAGGTGTTTGTTGCCGATCGCCTTGGCGTCCGAGTACGCCTCGATCAAAGTCACCATGTCCTGTTTGCTCATTTTAATCCGAGGGAAAGAAGGTACATAATACTTTCACCGGTTTTTTGTTGAAAGCTCAGAAGAATAAGATCGCCCATGGCTCAGCCCATTAGAGAATTTGACGTGTCAAAGACGTTCGACAACGTCTTGCTGACACAGGTTACAGGGCAGCCGGATACAGACGGCATTCCTCTAGCTTTCATCCCCGCAAGACGCACGGGCAACTTACAACTTCGCGATCAGGGTCGAATTCAAGATGGGTTCGGGACCCCCGCCCCTATGGTAATCGCTAGAAACACGATCGAATTCGAGTCGGAGCCGGAAACAGCTTTTTCGCCCATCCGCAGAGCGGACATTGTCGGTCTACATGCTCACATGTTCATGAACAATTTACTCTGGAATTAAATTAGTCATGCTATTACCCTCTAACATCTCTACCAATACACTGGCCTCTCCGTCTAACGTCGAAGGCGGTTCTGCTGGCCTTTTAATCGATGTTCCTGTGGCCTCCGGCAATCCTCCCGACCATCAAAAGAACTTCGCCCTTATAACCTCCCTTATCGTGTGTAATAAGTCCGCCGGGAGTTTGGGTGTATATGCAAAAATTGTCAACGGAGCCACCTCCGCCTTTCTTCTCCGCAACCTGGACCTACCCCCTGGCCAGTCTTTTGAAGTGATTAATGGCAATAAATTTACCTTGAAGGAAGGCGATAAACTGTATGTATGGCATAATAGTCTTGTTGCTACGGATCTCGACGCTATTATCTCTTACACTTTGCACAGGCCTTTGACCACATATGATGTCTGATATTTACAGGATAGAGGAAAAATATCCTGACCCTCAACAGATAAAACAAGTCCTTGAATCTCACAAAGGGACAGAAGATTACCCCGAAATGCTCCGAGAAGTCAGGGAAGCGGGGATGTCGAAACATCCTCTATTGGAGAGATTTTTTGTTGAAAGCTAGACATGCGCTATATCCCCGATTATACGACCAGGTCCGTCCTGCAGATATCTGAGGGCGAAAGCTCTTATATAAATATAAAGAATGTCGGGGCTTCTGGGGGCGGGGAAACCCGGTTTACATCTACCGTAACAGATATACAGTCCAGCATTGTCACTCTCGGGAATATAAATGACGGGCAAGGGGGTCAATTAGACGCTTATAGAGGTATTTTAAAATCAGATACCGACTTGCAAGCATTTTTCTACGCCTCTCCCGGGTCTGTGCAAGACAAGACGATCGTAATCTCCACTTTTGTTGCGCAAGGAGTAGATTTCTCCAGCTCTGAATTTGAGAATTCTAATCTGCGCCCTTTAAAATATATTGTCTTCGGATATAATATAGATACAGGGTTTATGCCCAACGCGAGAGAAGTAGTAGAAATCGGCACAAAAGTCCTTAATCCGGACTTCTGGAACATAGACCAGTATGTTCAGTTAAATATTACAAGAAGCTCGCTGTATGTGTTACCAGTAATTTATAGGGTCTGGGGTAACCGCGTTGATTTCCTTGGACTTGTAGGGAACAACACTATAAGCTATTCCAATAGTGCAACTTTTAGAGATCTAGGTCTAACCGAAATACCAAGTTGGGATACAGAACGGGCTCTTCCCATCTTTTTGCAAGGAGCGATTTCCGTAGCCGGATCGGATGTGATCATCAATAGTAGAGTACTTGGCAAAGAGAAACTTAATATCCGCCCGACCCTGTCAGGATCTTTGCCCAATACCTTGTCATGCTCCTGTCAGGGGGATACTTCAAAATACGATACTGGTAACACGGTAAGATTTTATACCGACGACACCAGGTATTTGCAGACGGCGGTTAACCTGGCCCGGTCAGGAGGAATTAAAGACATATTCTTCCCGTCCGACACGTATAACATATCCGATGTATCTTTTGTAAACTCCAGCCTTAACGACTATTCCAATATAAGTTTTAGGGGAGTAGGAGAAGGCAGTATAGTCAAAAGATTACCATCAATTGTGCATAATGTTACAAACCCAGGACTTGTGTGCTTTTCCGGAGGCAACACCTCTAACCCATTGTCTGGTGTAAAGTTTGAATCTATTGTCTTTGATGGAAATAGGAACAATAACGCTTCTATTCTCTCGCCCAGGGCTTCTGAAACAACCTTAAATATTTTACTTTCTGAAAGTCTAACTATAAGAAACTGTCTTATCAGAGATAATGCCAGTTCCGGTGTAGGTATAGAGGATTGCAAAAACGTTTCTTTGCTTAATAATCGAATATCGAGAACGGGAAGGGCTTATGAGGAAGGGGCCGAGCCATTGTCCGTCTTAAACAGCGAGAACTTGGTGACCCAGGGAAATATTCTTGAACTGGCCACTTCTTCCCCTAAAATCGATTCTACAGATTTCAGTACGGTTAACGGCAATATCGTGAGAGGATGTGGAGATAGAGGTTTTGATCTGCAATCGTCGTTCCAATGGAATTCTCAGGGTAACGTCGCCTACAGCGATAACGATTCAATCATCCGTTCCATCGACACCTACAATAACGAGTATAGCAGAGCCACTATTGAAGTCAGAAAAGGCTTTTCTCTCGACCCTATATTCATGACTGTTACGTACGGAGGCGAACCCGTCTCAATAGTCAAGGGGTCGGTAAAAGCTGAGATATTCAGTCTCACTTCCCAAGGAGTTAAGAATGTTAAAGTCGGTTCGTTTAGAGTTATAGAAACTTCAGATCAACTCGAGGCGGGTATTTTCTCCCTAACCTTACCCGGAACTACTTCTCAAGAACTGGGAGGCGAGACAATAATCGCCACCGGATCTTTGAATAATGAGTTCGGGTATATTTACGAGGTAAAAGCGAATGTTTTGATAGGCGGAGGTCCGAGGGGTTATACACCCCTCTCACTGGGGAGAGTAGAAATCAGTTCCGAAATATACCCCACCCTTAAACTGGTTAACTCCTCCGACATTCTCTCGCTTCAAATACACGCCCCGAGCGGACTTGAGAATGACAAAGTCCTGGTGAAAGGATTTTTACCGGACATACTCCCGGGGTGGGATCAAAACGCAAGCTACCCGATCCGAGATGTAGACGTAGACACAGCCACCTTAATACTTGAGCAGATCCAGGGTTTTAGTCCCCCCGCACCTCCAGTGGAATTCGGCTCAGGAAGTCTATTTATTTCCCGTCCGGACTACTTTGTCGCCGACGGCAACTTATTCGTTCACACCCTGTAATTATTATGGCAAACAGACAGACCATTATCGGTAAAACGGCCCCTGTACCTCTTGGCCAACAAAAAGCGGTAAACTCGCTGCCTGTTGTTTTTGCCGAAGACCAGCCCGCTATCCCCGTCGAAGAACAGAATAAGATTCAGTCGGAAGTTGCCCTCTCGTTGCTCGGTATTCCTCGCGCCGAAGTCGCCTTGGGTATCTTTGCCGATGTAAACACGTACGATATCAATCCGACTGAATGGTCTCAGTCTCCGCTAGAGAATGATCTGGACTCCGGAACAGGACTTTATCACCTTGCTCAAGAGGCTGGAGCGGAGCTGGTAGCTGGCGAAGGAAGAACGACTATCCTCACATCAAAGCGATTTTTCAGGTATCAGCCTGGACGTGTTTCCTCCTCGACAATGGGCGTAAGAATGAACAGAACGAGTTCAACTTACTCGTCCGGAGTTGAGAACAGAAACATTATGAAAGGCGCTCCTACTATTAAAAAGTGGGGCATTTTTGACAAGTTTGACGGCTACTATTTCGAAATAGTTAACTCGGGGGATAATAACGATTTTAGATGTATAAGGCGTACGCAGGCTCTTGTGCCATCCGAGCCGCCCGGTGTCGGAGCGACTCCTGACGCTTGGAATAAAACAGACGGGACGAATGGAAAAACGAATATCAAAGGGGGTAATTGGGGTGTAGTAGGCGAGGATCCTGTAATCTATAGGAATGGACTTTGCTATGTTGCCGCAGCGATATACGACCCGAGTCTCTGTTTTCTACCCGAAGATGTAAGAGCGACTGAAGCGAATGAAACTAGACTTTCAGAATTCACTTACAACGAAGACTATGCCTTAAGGTTGGCGTATAGAAATGCTGATGGCGATTTTATTGAACATCTGGAGGGGCGACAGTTCCAGTTCCCATTTGATCAGAAGGAGCCGGGAACGTTTTCTCAAGAAGAGGATTATCCGGTTTGGGAAAGTGATAACTTATTCCTAAAACCTGTATCTCAATATATTCGCCTAGATGCTCACTGCCGCTGGGAAGACATTGTAACTAACCTGAGCAGAGGAGACGGTACCGGATTCGATACTGAAATAACTGCTACCGGTTCGACAATCTCCGCTTTACCTGGTGACAGCCGGTTCGGGTATGATACGGCTCCTTCGGCGGACGACAGCGGCGTTAAGGTCTGGAACCTTCTCGTATCGGTCCAAGGCTCGAGCCAAGTCTCCAACTCCCAATACGGTGCTGCTTTCCCCACACCCCACAGAACCTCATCCTACGATGTAAATAACGCGAATGTGGGCAGAAAGAACATCACATTAAAAGAATGGTTCAAGATATGTGTACCGCCTCAGTTCCGCACAGTATACGAATGGCGGCCAGTCCGAGCCATGTTCAGCAATGACCAGTTGAACGGTAAAACTGATAATAAAGTAAGATGGAGTGATGTTTCTACAGCGAACGTAGATTCGTCGGGAGTCGGAGTAAAAAGACCCGGTGACCCTATTGAGGTGGGTGGATCTATTCTTACGCAATCTTCCGTGTACGATGTGGATTTCACCAAAGTCACCATGTGGAAGATCGAATTTTCATGGTACGGTGCTGTTGGCGCGTTGTTTCTGTGTTATGTCCCTGTTGGTAATAGGGAAGCGAGATGGGTCCGAGTCCATCACATGCGAGCCTCTAACCAGCTTGACGTGGCGTCTTTGGGCAATGCAACTCTGCCCATTACTTATTTAACGCATGCGGGCATCGGGAACGATTTAGTAGACAACAAAAGCGTGCTTGTTAAGTACGGTGCTAGCTATTATATCGACGGTGGTGACAAAGGCACAGTAAAACTCGTATCAAAGTCTTCCGATTACCCTAAGCCGGTAAATTTTGGTGTCATACGAACTACAATCACCACCACTCCCGCACTTAACTACTTCAGTATCAGCACTTCAGTGTTATCCCAGTCTCTAAAAGATCAACTCATTGGGTCGTATTTGAGAAACGATAAAACCACTAAAGTGATTTGGGTAGAGAACGATTCCACCGATAAAATAAGACTGTATTTTAACCAATCTGTAGCCCTGTTCGCGCAGAACGACCCTATTGAGATTGTGGTGCCACGCCGCCAAAGGTCTATGATGTCTTTGCGTGCCAAAGACCAAATTACTAACACGACGGGTACAGCTATACGAAACAGAGTACAAATCTACCCGCTGAAATACGGCTCGGGTGTAATTGACAGCAGCGCTGACACCAACATCCTAACGATCAATTTCTCTAAAAATCCACTTGTAATAACGAATAATCTTAACAACTCTACTCTAGCCGCTTCTTATAATCTTCCGATCTACACTGACGCCTTGGATACAGCTTTAGGGTTCGAACTCGGCTCGGGCGCAATACCGAAAAAAATTGAATCGGGCACCAATATAACTTCTGGAAACTACACCACTTTAGACGGACTGCTTTCGTCGAACGGAAAGTATTTCCACTGCTATATGCGGGGCATTGCTACTTCAGAAGTGGGCAGCGGATTTGATGCTAATCCTCAAGTGACAGAGTTCCCTTGTCTTGTCAGGGTATTTAAAAAGTCTGGCAGTATCTATATTCAAAACTTCTCCTCAAACCCTGAGCCGGTATCCGTGTTCGGTGTCATGATACCTGTTCGCATGTACATTTTTAACTCTAGTGGTGCGTTGACAGCGTATACGGGGACTCCAACCCACACAAAGTACGAAGACCAGAATAAGTGGGCTGAAGCCGGTTTAGTCGGAACTTTTGAATCCATCGGTCAGCTTTCTGGCGCTTCTGTCGCGCAAGACTTTAAACTCTCCCCTGTGTCCGACACGGGCAATCTCGTATTCTCTTTATACACCAATAAAGGTGGCGATCAGTTCGATCTGGCAGACTACTTCGCTTACAACAAAGAATACATTTCGTACCCATTGACTAACGAAGTCGACATCCTTTGCGCTTACGCTTTGTGGGAGTCCACTTCCTCATCTACCACGCCAAACTACTCCTTAAACGTTATAAACTCTCTCACCTGGGAGGAGCAGTAAATCGTGTCGGCAAAACGATCTATTCGGGCGGATAGAGTACCCCCCCGCAGGACAAAAAGAATCATTCGAATGGTGGACGTCAAGGGTTCACCACTAAGTGCTGAGTCAGGCCCGGACCTAGTCACAGAGAAAGACGCCTATAACCGGAGAGAATATGAGGCGAAGAGTTCGACTCCGGTTGTATTAGACTCGGATTCTTACAGAGAAAAAGGTTACAGTACTGCGAACAAGTTCAGCAAGGGTGTTCCAGCCGCTTTGCCCGTGATCGAGCAGTTCCCCGAGCAAAGTGAGGTCTCTCGATCGCTGCTCGGTATTAACAGAGAAACTTCCCAAAAAGGCCTTTTTAGTAACGTCTCTGTTTACGGCCTTGACACAGAGGACTGGGAATTCACGTTCTCGGGATACAGGGATGGCGGGAATACGTGGTGGACGAGAAGACCTAGCCTTTCGGGTAATTATTTCCCCGGAATTATAAAAGAGGACGATAAGAACTCGGCCCTTAGGTTGACGGCTAACCCTACACCTTACCTCGAACCTGAGGTTCCGACAGCCGACCGCCCATTTAAGTCATTCGCTCAGTCAATACCTTGGGGTCAGTATGTAAACTCCGTAGTCGCCCTGTACATCTTCAAGTACATGGTTAATAATTTCTCTGAGGAAAGAAAACTCAGATATAACATATCTTACCTGTTGAGTATTTACCCTACCGACGAGCAGGGTAATTTCAACGACCTAGCTTGGGACAAGATCTGGCTGGATATAGGCCAGAGGCGTCTCGGACTGCCCGAAAACTACCCCCTGATACCAGAGGTCAAAGCTTATAATTTTAGAGATGCGATTATAAACAATTTTAGATCTGCTGAGCTTTGGGGGTCCGAAGGGGTAATAATTGAAGAAGCTAATGCGTCACTTCCTTCAAACGCCGACTTCTCTTGGAACAAAGAATATTTCAGTGTTGGCCGTATGTTCTTCCCTTTGGGAAGGCCGGACAACAAAGGACATTTTTACATAAAGACCAATCCAGACGTTAATGTATGGGAAAAATACTTCGGCTTGAGGTGGGACTTTATAAAACAAGAGATAAAGGATTGGGAGTTTACTGTTCACGAATCAGAAGATACAGTAACAGACATTGAAAAAGAATTAAAACTGCCTTATGTTATTATAACTGACAATCCCCAGGCTTTTACTCCCTCTTGGCCAATAGCAGCGAGTACAGATTTGCCGGTCAACGGCAACAGGATAGGGGGCGCACGCGGTATCAACACGGGGATACTGCTCAAATCGACGCGAGCTTTTAGGTATCAGCCAGGCAGAATAAGTGGATTTACATACGGGGTCAAGTTAAGTGAAATTGGGGCAGGCCCAGGAACTACCCTCGAGTTCGGGATTGAAAATTTCACCGACTCTTATATGTTCCGTCTCACCAACGGGGGTAATTTCTCGATTATACGGCGGTCAGTTGTCCCTCTGGATGAGACGGTATTTTTAAGTGATGCGCGATATGGGGAAAATACCAAAGAGGTGATAGTGGACGGGCAAGTGCAATACGAAACTACTATCGGGCAGAACATAATGAACGGGGACCCTCTTAACGGCGAAGGTCAAACCGGTTATATTCTCGACCCAGACGCTGTAACCATGTTCAAGATCGAGTTTGGCTGGTACGGCGCTATTGGCGCGAGGTTTTATGCCTATGTGCCAGTGAGAAATGATGAGTGCAGATGGGTAACTATACATACGCTAGTAATTGAAAATCAACTCAAAAAGCCTTGCCTAGGGGATCCGTTCTTTTTCTTCACTTACAAACTAGACATACAAGACTCGAGTTCTGTGCGTCTAGAACAGTTTGTCGACAAGTTCGGTGCGTCTTATTATATTGATGGGTATGACGATGGAACTACCTCCCCTAAAAGTATTTCGTCTGGTACCCGGTCTTTAAGCGTTAATGCTAGTGAAGTCCAGAACACTATAAGTCCGTTGGACTGGACGACTTTGACCGGGTTCAAATCGCGCAGCTTTATAACCAACTCGCAAGGGGATGAAATCCCCAATAAGAAGGAGATTTTTCCAGAAAAAATCAATATCTTTTCTACAACGGACTGTGAAATCAAATTTATTCGACAGTCCGGATGCCCAGAGTATGCCTATAATCACCAAGAGGGTTATAGATGGCAAATACTGCCGGAGAATAGAAGGCTGAAGGGAAAGTTTTTTATAAACCCGTTATTCGAATTAAATTTACCTGAGCTGGAAATCTCTCAGTCCAACTCAAGTACGCACACAGCCATAGCGTTATATAACGCTGCTTCACAAGGACAATTTAGGGATCCTACCGTTCAAAGTAACTGGGACGTTACAGGACAGCAATATCTGCGAGTATTGGCTAATGATGTTTTCGGGGTTTTTGTAGACAAGACAGCTTTCCCGACAGACTCAGCTTTGTTGCGGTTAAAAAGACCGGTAAGTTATAGGTATTTATCGAGCAGGTCGGCCCTGCCAGAGCCAATAGATACGGTCAAGTTGCCATTTACTTACGCCCCCGTATCCCCCAACGAACATGGATACGACCTTGAAATAGACTATTTTCGTAGAGATCAGGTCCTGTTGTCTTCCGTGGACGTAAATTCTAACGAGTTCTATATATACTGGACGGGGGGACGAACTCCTGGCCCTAATCCGGGGAATTTCGCCTCCATCCGATTTGGATTCTGCTGGCCTAATGTATCAGACGATCAAAGTCCGATCTATGCTCTGGAACCGTCAGGGGACTGGGGAATTGAGCAAGGCCCAGTGGAGTATGATGGCCAAACCTTTTACGAAGGATTGCCGTACGATTTTGTAAGCGATTTCTCTGATAACTGCCTTTATGTAGAAACAGGCTCAGAAGTGCGGTATAATACATTCGGCCTGGAAATACAAGAAGAAGACTTTTTCACCGGAAGGTTTATGAATCTCGAGCCTGATTTCGTTTTCTCCGCTCCAGGGACTGAAGGAGGAATATGCAGAGGGCTGTTTTGTAAGGCTGGGAAAGAGATCAGAGATCAAGTAGTTATTATATCTGAATATAACGAAGACGAAGACATAACCACTTATTTTGTGTCAGATCCTAACTCGCCTTGGCCCAATCTCGAACCGAAGAATTACACCGTCACAATATCTCAAGGGGACAATAAGGTCAGCGTAGAAACCACTGGGGGTATTACCAGAAATTTAGACGGAGTAGTTCTATACCTAATACCTATTGGGGAATCTTTACCAGAAGGCATAGAAGAAGGGTTTGCTAAAGTCTCGTACAATATTATTTATATTGCAAGAATGGACCAAAAGTCTAGAGTTGTAGAGATATTAACTTCGGAGATAGCTCCTGGCGATTTGCCATTTGTCCGCGTGTTTATCCAAAGTAGGCAAGGAGCCCAGCTCGGAGGGGTATGGATAGGACAAAAAACTTCTGAAGGAATTAGGGTATCCCCATTGACTCCGCACAGGTCGTCCCTGTCCATATCTGACAACGGAGTTGATAAGCACGGGGAGTGGTCTGACCCCCCTGAGGAGGACGGGGCGGTGAAAGCGGTGGCTGCCTATACCCAGGCTGGCACAGCCCCTACCTTAGACGCCTCAGAGCAAAGTCTTACTACATTTAAATCGATCAATACGAGTCCGAGAAAGTGCGGCAATTTTATAGTCCCGGGCGTGTTCACGGGCTCAGACTACCCATTACGTACATTCACCCAACCATCAATCGGTACTCCCATTGCAACTTATTACGTATCCGCCAACAAACCTACTCAAATCGACCTTAAAAACGTGTTCTATGTAGGCGGAGAAGGTGTGTATAACAGTGTTTATTCAAACATCGCTACGTTTGTTGTGGCGAGGTCGACAGAATCCCCGGGACAAGTGCAGGTGTCTTTGAATTATATAGAAAGTTGAAAGCTCTTAAGATTTGAGTTTTCGATGTCCGAAGGGGTTTTTAGGGGATTTGGACAATTTTCTCGCCCAGACATCGGGCTGATTTCCGACGGGTTTCAAAACCTTTCCGAAATCTTCGAGTCGGACAAGCGAAACGCGTTAAGAAATATACTTCTAGATCCTGAATCTCTTGACCAAATTTATCAGTTATCTGAAACTATTAGTAGAGAGGATCTTAGGTCGGTCTCCGGTCTATCTTCCTTCCTGCTTTCGACCCTGCATAGAATTGATAATATATCAGGAGATCGAATCCTTGAGGAGCTTGAGGTTGACAAGCTATACGCTTCGCCTAAGTACACCTTGGGTGTTACGGGCTCCAATGCTCTAAACCGTCCGAATGTAATAATTTTTAACGGAGGCATAAAGTGCGAAGGTGCTTTTTACCGCGCTAATGTACTTTCCGAAAGTCTTTTCGAAAACCCAGAAAAAAGACTAATTTCCCTCTCGACATCCCGCTCAAGTCTTTTCAGCTCCAACTTGGACGAGGATAATCCTGGGTTCTTCAAAAACGCTTCGTATCCGGGGTCTGTCCGCGTACGCAGAAAGTCCCATGTCAATAGAATTTTTGTCCCCGAGGGTTCTTTCGTCCGGAAGTCTTCCGTCCCTGAGTCTCCCTCCCACACCCTTAAGCTCAGTGTCATTAACGGGCCTGGGCAACCAGTAACACCTTTGAAATTACTGGCCACTAAAAACTCCCCACTCAAGATATTTTGCAGACTTTCCAGGGGTAGTATAAAATTTAAATTCACTGACTCGTTAATTAATTTTTACGGGTACCAAGTGCAAGTTGTCCAGCAAAGGCCTAATACTGAATTTGTAGACTTTTTACAAGTAGAACCATCTTCTCAACCCTCAGGTACAAACGAGTTCACTTTAGATATAGATATCACGAGTACTGGATATCAACTGGTATACGATTTGTACCTGTATCTTTACCTGAATCCAGAAAAAGTCAAAGGCTTGGAGTTCAACGGTATCGATATCAGAGAAACTCCTGACAAAAAAGACCTTGGCCTTATAGGGTTTAACAACCTCGAGGAACTTAGAGTGTCCGGAGGTTCGATGACGATCCTGCCACTCTGGTTAAAAACACTCCCTAACAAGCTCCGGGTACTCGATCTTAAAAACAGCGGAGACACTTGGAAATCAGGTCCGATGTCCTGGTTCGATGTCAGGAATTCAGGGGCTGTCCCCTCATTCAATCACCCCATTTATACAGTAGTAAGCTATTTAACAATCCCCAAAAGCGGGCCGATGATAAACAGCGCCGGGGATGATTGGGCGGATGAAAAATTTGAGAAATATATTTTAAACGAGAGCAGGACTGCCGGGGTTGATTATCGCCAATTTACAAATTTACAAGAACTTTACCTCGGGGACAGATTCAGGGGACTTAATTCCAACTTAAGTGATGTTTTCCCCAACTTAAGGGTACTGGAATGGAACACTAATACTCGCGGACTAACAGCCTTCATTTCCGGCCAAAAATTACCGTCGATTAAAAACACGGGCGGACTGACTCAGTACAACATTTCTGGTTCAGGTGCATCAGGGACAATATATGACATAGGTACATCTACAAACCCATCAGATCCGGGGCATATTTCGAATTATAGAATGACGTCTTTCAATATCTCCGGATTTTCTGACAGGCGCCATAATATTACAGGCTTTATAGGAAATCCTGCTGAGGACTGGAGTAATTGGTACTTAAATTCCACATTCATTGATATTTCTGACACCGGGACTACGATTAACATACAAAATAATACTTGGAAATCTTTGAGGGAGCTTTTAGCCGTCCGATGTGCAAACTCGTTAAATATCTCAAACTCATCCGCTCCACTTCGTACACCGGCACTCCGATCTATTGATTTGCACGGGTCTATACTCGGGGGTCAAATGTTTTCACTAGGGGATTCTTCTACTGAAAACACTGGAGAACTGACTTCAATAGAGTTATATAATTCTCGGCAAATTACCCCTGTAGTTAAAAACGGTATTGACTACTTTTTACCTGAAAATTTTGCACCCGAAAGGGCTTCGGGATCTCCACACAAACTACTCACACTAAGCGTACCGTTTATACAGCAACAGTTTAGATTCAGGGAAAAAGACCTTATTAACCTGAGAGAACTAACATACTTCGGGACATTTAACTCTGGATTCACTGGCAGATTTCCAACTATTTCTGCCAGGCCTAACCCAGAATTAAACACTAAAGTGCTTTCTGTAGTTACACAGTTTTCTAGCTTTTACGACCTCAGGAGCCTATCTATTACCCCTATAAACCCTCTTTTCTCTAGAGATCTGGCCTATCTAGACTGTAATGGTCAAAACGCCTCAAGAGGTGGGGCCCTATTGCCATCTTTCGAGGGTGTAGTAGACTCTCAGATATCGATTGTGATACTGGACTCTTCGTTAAGGAGTACCTATCCCTCTAATTGGTTTTTACCGCAATCCAGGGGCGCAGCGATAAGGAACAACGATTCATACACAGAAATATCCGGCCTATCTATTTCCCGAGTAATCCAGACACCTGGAAACGCTTGGGAGGAAAAAGATAATATTTATACAATTACTGGCGCAAGCAATTTTAATACTAAAGTATTAGTGAATGATGTCATTAAGGGAGAGGTAAATGGTCCGGAAATAGCCCGAGTTTTGTCCGTAAGCTCTACGGAAATTATTATAGACAGAGATATACCTAACACTTTGCCGTCAACTTTGTACTTTTTTAGAAATACTGTCAACATAACAAATTGGTTCTCCTCTGGTTTTTCAAAATTAGTAGCTTTCCGGGCCAAGAATTGTAGGCTTTCGGGATCCTTGAATATTTTGCCTGGGTTTAGCAGTGTCGTTTTTCTAGACTTATCCGAAAACAACATAACGTCCTATGTCCCCGGTTGTTTATTCAAAGTATTCCTAGGAAACTCCAGGAACATCACTGTTAATCTGTCCTACAACAATTTGTCCATAGAAGCCATAAGGGCTATTATATCAGATGTTATACAAATAAATTTGATAGGCAGATTTAGAAATTGTTTTGTGAGAGTAGGATTTAATAAACTAGATTCTAACGGAAAATATATAAACTACTCACAGTCTGAAATATTCCCCACCCAAGTGCGCAAGGGAGGAGACATAATAACTTCACTGTTTAGAGACGAAGAGTTTTATGTATATGAAACAGTTAATCAATTCGACGAGAACGGTAATCAGGTGCAAGTGGAGAATATTGTTGGGACACGTATTGTTCAGATTCCGGGGGAACTAATTCAAGGTGTATACTATAAAACAAGAATTAACGAGACTCAGGTTACAGTCGAAAGCGCACAAGCCATAGCGTTCAAAAATCTCTTTGGGGTAAGAGTAGACCTAGGATTTGCTTACATCTCTCCAGCAACTACCTCTATAATCACTTTAGTGCGTTACGAAGACGTAACAACCAGGTACCAATCTATCATCGATGCCGGATTAGACCCGGAAGACTTGGTAAACCCCTAAAAATGTCAGGACTTTACACTAGATTTAATCTCTCCGAGCAGGGAATTAATGCCACTGATGCAGTACAAAAACTGTACTCACCCCCTGTGCAAGACGATATTAACTTATTCGCTTTCTCAAGCAAACTAAAGTCTTTTATTCAGTCTCCAGAGAACATTACAGGATTCGTAAATGAGTCTTTCTTACAAAGTAGGAGAACTAAATTTGTCACAGAAGATTTTACTTTTTCTGATGGCAATAATGTCTGGTTTGATTACGCTGGAAATTTCCCAGTAGTATTCTCGAGTAATGGATCTTTGGCGGATATCGAGGTAATAGGTAATGGATCGGGGTACAAGGTCACTAATTCTTTCGGAGCAGAACCAGCATACCCTTATCAACTAAACGTGAGGGCGATAGGTCTTGAATCAGAGTCTAGAGACGCAGTTATTCAAATAACTGTTGAATCAGATGGCAGAATATCGTCCTCGGCAGAAGTAGTGTCACCCGGGTCTAAGTATAAGGTAGGAGAGATCTTGGAGATAATACCTTCTTGCAAAGAGGGAGAGACACCCACCCTTAACAAGTGCGTAAACTATAATAATGAGTATGTTTTAAAGGATAGTCCTGGCGGCCACGCTGCCCTCTTACTGTCCAAACAGTATACATATACTGTAAAGTCATCTGCCCGGGGAGGCTTTTTCCTATACGATGATAGGAAAGAGGAGTGGGTAAATTTAGGGTCGGAGTTCGATTCTTTCAGATCCTCGGACTCGTATCTGGTTAGAATTGACAGATCAGATACCCTTAATTCTAAAAATCTCTCTAACCTATTCGGTTTTAACTTTACCTCTTACATCTTCAGTTATAGAAGGTCAGACCAAGGGGCTGCGTATAGAGCTTCTGAAACCTTGAGCGAAGGCTTGCAAGAAATATTAAACAGAGTAGAATCTGTTAAGTCCGGATTTTCAGATTATATACAAAACCTCAGAACCCCCAGGTCTGAGGAGGATGAGGACGAAGGCTTAAGCATAAGATATAATATTTTTACGGGTCAAGACCTGATTACTAATAGTAGGGTAATATTCCGGGATCCTGACAACTCGTTAGAGGTTGTGGATTACAGTGATTTGTCCACTTTGTCCGGCCCGAAAGACTACAAGTTAGAGGATATTACTGTCCCGGGGATCTGGGTCCGAGACGGAGATCGCTATTCACGAATTTTTAGCAATGACAACAAGCCTTTTGTAAATCTTTTAGGAAAGCTTTACTTGAATCCGAGGATATATAATCCCGATGGCGAGGAGGCTACATTATTCAAGTATAGCATAAGCGCATCAGCCTATAATGCTTCAGGGGACTCCAGTCTTGGATTTGATACTACAGTAGGCACCCTTGTTCAGAATATATCTCAAGACGCAGACAACGGAGGTTTTGTATATTACCGGACACTGGTTCCAATTACGTTAAACCAGCAAATAAACTTAAAGTCCTGGCCTTTGTTATCGTATAAAAACTCTCTTGGGCAGACAAAAGAAGCAATGTTTTTGGCTGTTTAATTGGGCAAGTTTACGAACAAATAGTAAGTGTCAGAGACTTGCTCACCGTTCCCCAGATAGGTTAAGACATCCTCGTCATAGTCCTCTGCTTCCAGAGGCATATCTACTCTGAACTTATGGGAGTAAAGAGAGAAACTGAAATTAACTGGTGTTATAATGAGTTCTACAGCGTCTTTGCCTCTGAATTCAAGACTTCTACTCAGGGTTAAAGTTTTACCTCCCAATCCGGCCTTGGTCGGGTCGCCCCAAAACACGTCATACCAACCCGCTGGCGCGTCGTAAAGATCGTCATCCCCAATCGCTGTATCCTTTAACAAAGGATCGGACACTATGTAGGGCGGGTAGCATATCCCGGATATGCCATCAAATCCAAACGGGGTTACACGTTCCGAAAGAGCCTGGGGAATCTCACTTTGAAACGGTATTAGGTTATCGTCGTTGTCATAAGTCAACTTAATGACATCGGAGAAACAAATAGATTCCCCTGTATCTACAAGTGTATTTTGAAACTCTCTGCTATTACTTGTATAGAACCTGATGAACTTGCCGCTGAACTGCGAGACTTCAGAACCCTCCGGCAATAGGGAGGGCAGAAGTACAGAGAACAAGATTACTGTAAACCCGGATACTTCTACTTTTTCTAAAAGTATTGGTAGTACGGCTGGAAACTTCTTTACGCTAGAGTCTTCAAAGTCCGAGTTATCGCACACCTGAACAGCAGATATCGATATAGGAGAAAGCCATTCGTTTGAGGAGAAGTCGGGGAGTCCATATAGCTCAGGGTCGTCGTCAGAAGTAACGGACGCAGAATCTACAGACAAGAAATATTTACCCTGAAGTTCTTCCGGCCCAGTAGTCCAAAGATATATCTGAGCCACTTCAGGGGTTACTTTACCAAACGCGGAGGTCTTGTGATTGGGGTCCCCGCCAAGCTCGTTCTCGCCTAGCAGGCCCGGGTCGTCGAATACAGAATTATTGAGGGGGAAAGCGTCAGCGATAAATCTGCCGCCTTCTCCAAATCTATCCGAACTCAAAGAGATCCCGATATAATTACTACCCTTAGGTGAAGATTCTTCATACTTTGACTCTCCCATTATAATATTAGGTCTTTGAGTATAGTTATTATCTCCGTCTCCGTACAATCCGAATCCGTCTGCTCCCGAGCTAAACTCGTCTTTAAATATATTGGATGCGAATCCGTCAAAAGGTGTGTTACTGGGAGAAAGGGCTAAGCTCCTGTCATACGGATGACCTTGGGAGACTTTCCACCAACTCGGCCTGAAATCAAAAGGTATTTTTTGCTGGTTCGGGGTAAAATCTCCACTTACCAAATCCGAGTAAGACGTTCTCCCTTCTCCCGGTGAAGCTATCCTCCCCCTCCACAGCGGCTCGAGATTATCTTCAAATTCCTCGCTCAAGACGGGAAAAATCCTCAACTTATATTCGCCTTCTTCCAATTCCGGATCGGTTATAACTCCAATTTCACTAATCTCCACAACTATCGGATCACCCAAGGCCTGGCCGTCTTTCTCAACAAGCTCGTAACTGACAGATGCGTACTCATCCTCAACTGGGATCAGTATACTGACTAAATCATCAGAAAATATGGCAAATTCCCCCGGACTAAGTTCCTCCAACTCTATGTCTATCAGCTCGCTGTAAAAATTAACCGGATCTTGAAGTTTTGTAGTTTTTAGGAAAATGTTGGGCTCGGTGGGCACTATGACAGACGGTTCGGACCTGTCAGTCCCCCCAACATACATGCGGATAGTAATAGGCATATAAGCTTCCCACTCCGTACTCGAGTAGAAATACTTAAACTTATTATCTATACTGTTTACATCAAAAGAGGTAGCAGAAAAGTACTTAGAATTTTCCGAACTCGGCACACCTGAGCTAAAAACTTCAGTCCATTCGTCCAGATAAACATCAATTTTTACGAGACAATTCGTTTCTACTTGAAAAGAATATATTCCTGGAGTGATATAAAGATACCCGTCCCATCTAATTCCCCAGTCTCCTGTTTCAAATCTTAGTGGGTTCGGGGGTGATTCCCACCTCATGTTTGAGTCTTGAACAATAACTTCCCCCGTAGGAGCCCCTATTTGACGTATTTCTTCGGCGCTCCAGCGACTTTCAATAACCGCCTTAGAATACCAGTAACCTCTTTCGACAACAGGATCGCCAGAGGGTTTTCTAATCAAATTCTCGACTGTATCCGGAATACCGGTACTGGGAGACTCAGAGAACCACGGGGGCGGATTAATACTGGAATAACCTCTGCCCAACCTAAAAGGCCTTTGGGAAAATCTTAAACTTCCGAGTATACTCCTTATGCTAGTAAGACTACTAAGGCCTTCTTCTACACTCCATCCGTCCTCACTGTCCACCCTCAAGTAGATACCTGTACCAGACAAATCAGCCTTAGGTCCATTCTCTAACTCATACCACTCTACAAGTAGAATAACATACCCTCTACCTGACAAAATTTCTTCGTCAGTAAGATCAGTGACCCCGTCTACGCCTTTAAGTTCGTTTACTGTAATCTCTCCGGTTACAGTATTAAAATCGAATTTTAAAAAGCCTATTACTTGGAGCTTTGCTACTCTGTAAAATTGAGCTGAGGGTCCCGCATGCAGGCTGTTAAAACTGTCTATACCGGAAAAAGAATCTACCTGGGAAATTCTGTCTTGGATCCTTATACGCGGATTAAGGTTTACAACCCCGTCTTGGGCTGACACCCCCAGCAAGGGGAGTAACGCGTCCTTAGTAATCCCTTCGAGTGCGAAGTCTTTTGTGACCGCCCAGTCTGACGAATCATACTGGGAATTGTAAAATTCCTGCTCTTCTACATCCCCTTCGTTAAGTTTAGCGAGTGTATTATTTAAGGCTTTTCGCGGGTCAGAAACATCGGAAAGAGAATTTGATCGTTTAAGTCCTATAAAATCCGTTCTCTGCTCTCTTTTACCGGCCTTTGACCTCAACGACCGAATTATCGCGTCTTGCGGAGTCTGGGACAACCCCGGAGTCTTATCTATCCTAGTTGCCATTAAAAAGGTATTCTCTAAAAGCTTTCAACTCGGAGTTGAAGGCTTAGTATACAGGGCGTACAACCGATGGAAAAAATTAGGTTAACAGAGGGACTAGCTTTCCTTATATTCGAGGCGTTGTTCTGCCTAGCGTTTATCGCCCTTTGCGAAATACCTAACTGGGCCATAGGGCCTAAGCAAGTTAATGCCTGTACAGATAGGTGGATGTTTACAGCAGCTCTTTTTTTTCCTTCTCCGACACAGCAATCCTCCCCCTCTAGCTCTCGTACAAATCGCGGTACGACAAAATAACCTGTTTTACAAATTCCGAGCGGACAATATCATCGATTTGGAATTCCACTGAACCGACAAACTCGTCGAGTTTAGACAGTCTGTGAACCGCATCGCTCAGACCGTCCTTTCCAAATCTATTGGCTAAATCGCGCTGGATCACGTCACCGAGTAACGCGATAGAACTATGGTCGCCAAGTCGAGAGAGAATAGTCAGCACGCTATGCGCAGTGGCATTCTGCATCTCGTCCGCAATTACCATGCAACGGTGCAGCGACCGACCTCTTAAATGTTCAATGGGCAAAAACTCGATAATCTTTTTATCAATCAAGTAATCCGCCTTCCCTTTCGCCATAAACACGCTTAACGCGTCCCTTAGCGATGCAATATGCGGCTCGAGCTTTTCCATTTCGTTGCCTGGCAAATAACCAATACCTTTTTCACCGGGCGTATCGACAATCGGTTTGACATAGTATATTTTATCGATTTGCCGTTTTTGAAGTTTTTCGCAAGCAATGAAGACGGAGAGAAGTGTTTTAGCCGTCCCCGGGGGACCCGTTAAAATAGTAAGAGTTCGGCTTCGCAAATAATCCAAAGCTTCGCGCTGGCTGTCATTCGCAGGGTGGATCGTCCTGAGGCCGTCTCCCCGCCCTGCAGGGATCCCATAAGCAATTTCATCGTATCCCGGCACTGATGACTCGGTGACCTTCTCTCGCCTTGTACGCGCTTTAGCCATTGAATTTTCCAGGTAATAAAAAAGACGGGACACAAAGACTGTGTACCCGCCCAGGAGCTGATATATTTTGAACGGAGAACCATTCAGAGAAAAGCACCTACAATGCTTTCACCTTTGTCTGAGGGGGATAGAAGGACAGTTGGTGAACACGTCTTTATCGGTGTCGGGCCGGGGGAGGCTGAATACACAAGAACGGGGTATAAGGCTTTGGGCTTTGAAGAACTTCTCGGTATGTCCATAATACCCGTTATGCTCGTTCATTCTCAACTCGAGTTGGGCGTTTATCCAGTACGTAGAAGCGCGGGGATTATTGGTTTTAAGCTCGGTGATGTGCCGATCGATCATGGTTTGATCCCAGCCCCGGCCCAAGATTACGACATCAACTCTTTCGCTCAAGTCGATCAAAATCGACTCAGGCTCTTGTGAGCAGATCGGGTTGATGGGGGGCATTTGCCCCCTGCGCTCCTCGTAAAACAATGTGTCGGAGACGAAACGATCGATTAGGAAATAGTCTGGGGCCGGCAAAGGAATGTCTGTAAGCTTTTCCCTGAACTGTTCAACAGGAGAGTTATGTTCCGGCTTGATTCCTGAAAAGTGAAGAGTATGAACTAGGTATCCCGCGTTTTTTAAGTTAGACGCCGTCTTGTTAAGGAGAGAAGTTTTTCCAACCCGATCGGGCCCCAGGAAAATAATCGTGTGCATTTTAAACGGGCGAGGTTTCGCCCCCCAAGCCTAGCACGTTGAAAGCCCTATGAGACGATTATTTCAATGCCTAGACCGAGATGGGGTGTTCGGTTTTCATCCGACCCGAACAAAACTAAAAGCTACGTGCAGTCGTTGTATGACGATGATGCCGCCAATGTGAAACGCGGAGAGCTGTTTCTTAACGAGCCGAAGGCCCAGATCTTTTATGTCGGCGCGGATGGAGTTGCAAGACGTGTAGGCGAGCAGGACGTCATCCCTTTCTCCCAAATCGATTTTACCGGCCTTAGGGAATTCGCTGACGATACCGCTGCCGCTGCCGCCACTCCTCCCGTCCCAGTCGGAGGCATGTACCGCACGGGAAGCGCCCTCAAGGTGCGGGTTTCTTAGTTGAAAGCTTAAGGAATAGATTAGATCGAGTATTATGGCTACAATCGCTAGATTAAAAAGGCTTGTTGGCATCGAGTTTGAGTACAAAGCTTCGCTCGGAGATTTTTTTGCCACCGTCTTGCAGAATAAACTTGTCAACGAGTACGATGAGACGGGGAACACCCCTGAAATTCGCTCGGAACTGCTGGAAAAATACAACACTTGCGGGCCTAGCATGGGCTTCTCGGCCAAGCAATTCGCGTATGGGGTCTTGGAACTGGTGGTGGACGCGTTGGTTGCGAATCCGGATGTTGTGACGGATCCGTACGAGAACCAGCTCAATGATCAGCTTGTGAATATTACAAGGTACGTGGGAATCGCTGGTGAGGGAGATTATCACTTTATGGTAGCAGTGTATAACCTTTCCGCAACGCTTTCCCAAATCACGCAGAATGTCATTCCCGTGGGTCCGCTTGTCTCCCTAGGCGATGTACTTGACGGTGGTGAAAACTATACGGTTGACGGTCTAGACGGAGGCGATGCGACCGGTGTTGTGTTCCGAGCTTATCTCGAGGTCGGTGAACAAAACGATCCTGCTCAGTACGAAGACGCCTCGCTCGAGGGGACGATTGTGGACGGTTCTGTGACCGAGATTACCGACATCCTGGACGGCGGTGACGGCTTTGCCGTCGGCGATATCTTGAGTCTGGAGATCGATACAACCGAACCCGGCCAGGGTGACGGTGAAGGATCCGGCGCGTTAGTTGTGGTTATCGAAGTGGCATGAAGTGCATAGCCTCTATCGTTGCAGGTGCCTGGTAGGTTATAGGCCGTTTTCTACCGGCGATCAGGAGATTATATGGTTCCCGGAAAGGCAGATTGCCGGGGTAACCTTGTCAATGAACTGGTCGCCTGATGCGTTGACCGCGAATGCCGAGACTTCGGTCCAAGGAGCAACTCAGTTTGTAAACGCCTTGTCCGGGTCGACAGTAAACGTCACGTTGTCCGACCCGTACATGACCGGGGCGTCTTGGGCGGTACTTTTTGATACGGCTGCAGCGTACACTGGTGAGCAGTTGGCAGCCGCGAACCATATCTTGCTGCCGAAGTGCGAAAAGGGCCAGGTGTCGACTCGCGAAAGACCTTGCCGTCCGTACGAACAAAGCTCGGAATTTGAAGATCCGGGCATCAGCAGAGCTAGTTTTTCACAATTCGCTCATTTGGTTGTAATTTTCTATTACAATGTCGGCAGCAACGTCTTCAGCCTGGAGAGCTATTTTCGGGTAAACCGGTTCAATATCAGTCACGGGAAAACTTATCCCAAAGTGACGATTTCCGGGCTCGACCCTCAAACCATTGCTTTTAACCAGAATCTGGCGAACTTCCAGATGAAAGAGAACGAGACGTTGGAAGAGAATTTGAAGGAAATTGCGAAACAATACGGGTACCGGGTGTCGTTTTGCAACTCGCCTGAAGCGAATTATGGCCAGAAATACATAATGCCTAGTGGGTTTAGAGAGAAGGCGGTTACAGGGGAAGAAGTCCTTAAAAAGTATATTGGCAGCGTAGGGGGAAATTATAGCAAACTACCTTTGAAAGAGTATGCGAATAAGATTTCGATCTGTACACGGGCAAATGTCAATCAAGGCTGCTCAATATTTTACTTGGGCAAAGGCCTTTACGAGTATTACAATATAAGCGGGTCGGTCGAACGTGATTTTATGAATTCTAACGCTGAACTTGAGTTTAAGCGCGGCTTAGGTGTTGATTATGACACCACCCCAATCGATGGAGAAGAATACACTTTAGAAGATACTTTCCCGGATAAGAGAAAGGCGAAGATGGCGAGTGTCAAAACAAGTCTCAAGCAGTTCCCCGAGCAGTTTACCGTCTTGAAAAGGAGGTTTCAAGTCAATCAGTCGACAAGCGGATATGTGTGGAGAGGTAACGGTCCGGCCGTTAAAAACACCAAGGTAGAGAATACGAACTTATATGGTATTGGTGTTAATGATAACGTTCCTATATCGTTTTTAGACGGACTTGTTGAGAACAGAACCTTTACGAAGGACGTTAACGGTTCCCTATGGATTAATATACAGACAAACTACGTCCTTAAAGTGTGTGATAAGGCAAAGAAGTGTACGATCCGTCCTATTCATCAAGAGGTGGGTAATTTACTGGCGATTCAAGGCGATTTGAAGAAGGGCAGTAAAGTTGCGATTAACCAGGTATTGGGAGAGTCGAATCCCGAGAAACTGCTACATACTCGATTCTATATTCCAAAGTCATCGGCCGGTACTACTACCGTTACCCTCGAACCGTCGTTGGTGTGGAATTTCGCCATCCCGGCATTCGATCTTACAGACGAAGAGAAGAAAGAGGCTGGGATTAAAACGATTCAAACGGCACCTGGACCTATTACCACCGGGGCGAAGGTAGTGCCTGAGTCCCCTAAAGCTTCTGACAAAAACTGGAGAGCTACTGATACATCCAAGCCTAAGGGAATATTTCTCATGGCTGGACATGCCGATGCAGCGGGTTCCGGCGCTCCTAACGAAAGAGAACTTAATGTCGAATTAGTAAAATGGGCGCAGAGAAACGCCCAGGCGTATGGAGTGTCTGACTTTGTTGAGTTTTACTTCCCCCCATCTAGCAGTTTGCCAACAAGCAGTCCAAGCAGCCAGTATTCAAAAACATCTGAAGCGGTTAGACAAGGCAAGCAAGTAATCGAAATACACAACGATTGCTATCAAGAAGTAGAACCTAAATGTTTTGGTAGATCGGGTGTAATACCCCCTACCGCCGGTACAAAAATCTGGCAGCTTGACGATGTTCTTTCACAGACTTACGGGGCTTTCCCCCTTAACCACAGGGACGGCCTTGCAGTACCTCGTAGAGGTGGAACTATTCTCGAGGTGGGGAGAATGTCTCCAGAGGTGAAAAATATCTTTGAGAAAGGTACAGCTAGCCAAAAAGAAGCTTTGTACAAGCAGTTAATGGGCCCAGTAATGCAGTCTATAGCGGCGGAGAAGGCTAGGACGCCGGGATCTGCAGCACCTGTTGCACCGCAACTCCCACCAGCCGCTTCCGCCCCTATAGGCCAATGTTTAGGCCAACTGGGTAACACGGGAAGTTCTACTGGCGCACACCTCGATGCTAGGTGGACGGGGTCAAGAAATAGACAGCCTATAACAGCGGCTGATGTGGCTAAATATGTCACAGTGGGGGGTAAAAGACTTACCCAGTCTATGGTAACTTCTGAGTATAGTTTGAGTAGAACTGTAGATGGAGTAACTCGACCCCACTATGGTATAGATTTTGTCGGTGCGGGAATAAAAGAAGGAGACTCGATCGGACTGATAGGTGGTGCTAAATTTAATAGAGTTGGCGAAACGGGATGTGGCAAAAGTACAGGAAATGGGGATGGGTGCGGAGACGGACTCGGGAACTTTATAGTAATAGATACCCCTGAGGGACAAATGATACTCGCTCACCTCAGAGAAGGCTCGTTAACCAACTGCTCAAGACAGCCCCAAACAAGCTCGTCATCCGGCTCTTCTGGTTCCAAATACGGCCAAGGGGTGCAGAACTCCCCAACTCCTGTCGGCGTCACGGTAGAGACCGAGTTCAAAGGTATCCCGCGCTCGTTAAGAATTGTTCCTGGCAGGACGATCCTCGCGTTCGTAACCAAATATGATGAGTGGATTGAGAAGGGGCGGCCGAACAATATCGACCCCGGAGTCTGGATCCCTCAACGATTTTCAAAATGGTTCGTTAAAAGTGCTGAATACAGATGGGATGGAGACCTTAGGGTGAAGGTGACTGGGGTGAGTGATTGGGGTGTAGCAGTAAACAACGTTCCGGCTCCTCCCACCTTTGAAGACTACTTAGTTACGGAAAATTTTAAATACCGCGATTATTATGGGTATATCAGGTCGTTAGGGGATTTGTGCTGGAACCTGGGCAATGGCAAAACATCTTGCGACGAACTTTGTAAAGAGGCGGAAGAGGTCAGAGAGTTCTTGCAACGGTCGAGAGAAACGGCTGAGCAAACGGAGGCGGCAGCGGCAAGTAATGTGACTAGCGAGTTTCCTCCAGCTAATTGCGAATATATAGGGAGCAAATACCCTAAAGACAGAGTTAACGCCATTATAAATGCTGCGAGACAAGGCGGTATAAACACTAAGGCGGGTTACGCGGGGGTTGTAGGCAATGCAATTATCGAGTCTAGGCAAGGAACTGAACTAAACCCAGCAGCGGACAACAAAAATCCGCGATATCTCGACTCCCAAGGAAGAGGTTGTATAGGAATCTTTCAGTGGTGCGACAGAAAGAAAGGCTTGGATGATCTCGCACGCAGACTCGGTAAGCCCTGGCAAGATTTCGGTGTGCAAATGCAGTGGTTCGTCCAGGAGTTAAAAGGGGCAGACAGCGGGGGACCTGCAACCGTGCAAGCCCTCAACAGTACTAACGACCCTAAAAAAGCTGCTTTTGAGTTCAATAGGTTATTTGAAAGGGCCCCCGGTCAAAAAGAAGCGGAAAGGCAACAAGCCGCGCAAGAAATATTCGACCAGTTAAAGTGTCAATAACGCCATGTTGTTTCTAAAACCGCTTCTCGGACTGTTTTTCAAAGACGTGGTGCAAGACGCTGCAAAAAAGGCCGTCCAAAACTCTTTGAATGAACTGTCAAAAGAGCAGATAAGGCGTGAGTTTCTCCGCACAGTAGCCGAAGGCTATACTCGCGAAGTCGAACACAACTTGTCGCAATATGTACGCGCTTTAGGGGCCGCTTCGGTAACGATCGAAGCGGAGGGGGACTTGACAGGAGACAGGCTATTCTCCGCCCTACAAAGTTCGCTTAAAACCCTCGAAGTTGAGATCGAAAAGCAGGGGGAAAATTCTCCCATCGTCCAGTATTTAAAAAGACGGTATGGCGAGGAGCAAGACGTTTATGTAGGCAGAGAGTCCGTCTCCGTCGCCAGCATGTTTTCTCCGGGAGAATCCCGGCAACAAATATGGCTTAATAGGTCGGGCAATATCGAACTGCCTGAGTCAATATCTCGAGAAGTTGCTAACCTGCTCGATCAAATATTGTCTGAAGACTTGCCATAGTATTTCGCACCTTTGATGATGTTTTCCCTCGGGTCAAGCACTTGGTACTGCGCATTCAAAGCGTGGTAATCAAACCAGCTTTCTGACATCTTGATGCAAGATAGACGGCAAGTGACACCCACACATTTGACGGGTATTGTTTCCAGGTCTAGAGAATTGTCCCGGCACCATTCCTCGACAAGCCGTATAAACGGATAGACATGATCGACATGATACGCTCCGTGTATCGGCTTGCCTGTCAACGACGATTTAACAACATTTTGACCCGAGACTCGTCTTTTATAAAGATCGATTTGCGGTTGGATAATATTTCGTAATGCGCGGATCGCGAGTTTTCTATTCTCCTTGGCCGGGTCGGGGGCATAAGTTCTCGGAAATATTTTCGACATTACATACGATTTTCCCACCCATACTTCGTACTTAGACGAGGGTGTCATCAAGACTACACCCTTGACTTTGCGACCATTAAACTCTTTGCTTGTGAGCTTGAACTTGCACTGTCCAGGCCTTAGCAATATTTTCCTGAACCTTTCAATCTTGAGACAGATTTGCCTCATGAACAGGGTGTCCTCTTCGTTAAAAAAGACACCTGTCTCATAAGATGAAGTAATAGACTTCCATCTCTCCGCGAACTGTTTTTTATTGTATTGCTGCTCGCCAATCTCCGTATATATCGACTTACCCATCACTCATAAGTTTGCTAAGCAGCTCGTCCGTCCTCGCTGCAATCTTCTCCGCACTATTAATCCCCGGGTTCTTACGATAGATAGTTGACACAGCTCTTTTGTGAATGTAAACATCCATTAGAAATGTGTATTCTTCTGGGGAAAGTTTCGAAAGCCTACCTATAATATCCCCGTAATCGCTAAACATCGAGGCGAGATTATCGTCATCAATCCCCCCGTCATCAACTGGCATCTCCGTCTCTTCGTTAATCTCCAAATACGTCATTTGAAACGCCTCACGCGTCTCGGCTATAAGATATTCGGTCAGACCGGTAGCTTCAGATATCTGCGCGTCAGTGAGGTCTGGGTTCCGCCCCACAATCCTCCTCATTTTCATATAAGCGTCTGAATACGATCGGGGTATCTTGATCATTCGCGAGTTATCGCGCAAATAATTCAATAGCTGAAAAGTCAACGAGCGATTTAACCAAGTACTGAAATTGGCTTTTTCCGGGTCCCACTTGTCATAAAGTTTGACCATTGCTTCAAGGGCAACAGACCTCAACTCATCAAATGGAACACCAGAAAACGATGCCACTTTCCTAGCGGCATAACTCGCTTTCCACATATTTTCCCGGATGTGAAAATCGCGAGTCCGCTCGTACTCCGTCTTCCTCCGATTATAATTATTCCTAAGCCTCTCCCTTCTCAGCTCGACATTAATACCTTGCGTGGTCATCAGGCTCTGCCTCCCTTAATCGAGTTGATCACGAAGCTTTTAAGTTGCGAAGCGGGCATAATGCCTTCACCGTTAAACCCGATCAAATCGCACTCTTCGTCAAAAACAGCGATTTCTGGAGTTCCTTGCCCGGAAGTTCCCGGCTTAAGAGACTCAAGAAATTCCCAGTTATCTTCAGTGACGTCGTATTCTCCCCAGCCCACACGCAGTTCTGGGTATTCTTCAGATACTTCTCCGGCCACTTGCCCCCAAATCGGTTTCATAGCTTCGCAAGCGGGGCATCCGGGCTGTACGAAGAGTACGACTTTTCTTAAAAAGGTCTCTTTTTCCATTGGATTAATCTCCTGAATAATGGCTTAATAATTTTAGCACTATAAATACTGAGTTGGCAAGCTCCCTCTTCCGAGTCTTCCCGTAACTCTTTGACTGCCCCCAATATGATTGATTTGAGGAAGTTGAACTCTAGATCCTCCATGGGCAGCCTTGGCCGCCCCCATAATCTCATCCCTATACACCCTTAAACCCATGACAAAAGCGTCGACAAAATCATCATTCTTTGAGTAAGGAAAAGCACACAGCTCTGACATTAATTCACCGAGCTTGGGAATTTCTGAATATATCGAAACTCGACCGTCTTCCGCCACGGGAGCCACTTCATTCGCCCTCATAACCTTATCTTTGGTTGGGATTACCTCCTTCACCGGAATCTGTAATTCTTTGCGAAGCATTTGTATCAAAGGAAGTCCACTAGCCCTGCTCTCGATATAAATAGCCCTTACTTTCCAGGTTTTCAACCACAGCGGCATCACCTTTAACAAGTCAGGAAACTCCATATGTTCTTTATAAACATTAATAAGGTGTAATTTCCTAGTCTTTTTAACAACCCCAAACACGCACATGACCGAGTAATCGTTCATCTCTTTTTCTTTAAGGGCAGTATCGGCAGTTGCGAATACAAACTCGTATTGTTGACGATTTCTCTCATGCTGCTCGAACCAGGAGTGTTTAAAAATCGAACCGCTGGCGCCCTTAGGCCTACCTAGATATAGCGTTTCAAAGGTGTTTTTGTCCTGCTTTTCAATAGCTTTTAGTTCTTCTACAGGGAAAAATTCCGGCCAATGTGACTCACCCAACCTTCTTCCTATAGGGTCGTTTTCCTCATCAAGGCACAAAGCGGGCACATTTAGCTCTAGCCAACCTTCCGGGTCACTTGATAGCAATCTGCCGATAACATCTTCCACGTGGAATCTAGTTCCCATCGACATAACACAGTTATTTGGTAAACCTCTAGTAAGGAACTGAGTCGCAGTCCAGGCAAAAGTCGATTCAAGTACTTGTAGTGAATTGCCGTCTTCAAGTAAATCGTCTAAAATACCAATACCCGGTAAATCTTCTTCGCTAATTACACCAAATCCGAAGCCAGTAACACCGGACCCTGCACTAGCGGACATTATAATTCCCCCTTGACCAGTTCTCATAGTTTTAAGGTTACAGTCTTTTTTATTAATACTGCATTCAGGAAATATCCATTTAAACGTATCGCTTGTAATATAACTCAATATCGCCCTGGAGTTCTCGTGCGTGAGCTTAAGACCATAAGACGCCATGATGAACTGAGCGCTGGGGCTACGTCCTAGCTGCCAACTCGGCATTAATTTAGATATAAGCATACTTTTGCCGCTCCTAGGCGGCAATGATATAGTCGTTCGTTTGTAATTTGGATTTCCATCGCAAATATTCTGAACATAGTCACATATTAACTCGTGTACTTTATACGGGACGAATACGCCGCTGTTTGTGACTTCTCTTGTAATAACTCTAGCGTAAGTAATAAATTCCGTGCGGCACTTTAGCCGAAGCAGTTCTTTTCTCTCCTCCTGGCTCAAACTCTCAACTTTCAGCATCATCTCTTTGACAAGAGATTTCTCTTTCGCCAATTGGCTCTTATTCACAGTCGGTTTCTCCGCTCTCCCTCGCTTTCAACTCTTCGTACAGTGAAGTGCGTTCTTGCCCGGGGAATACGAACCCGTCCGGGAAGACAGTACCGGCTGGTAGTAAAGTCCCGGACGGTAGTGCTACACCTGTTGGTAGCGAAGACCCTTCGGGGAATACAGTCCCATCCGGAATAACAAACCCTTCGGGCAATGGCAAATCTTGTGTAACAGTGCCGCCACTTGTTGGAGACGCATCACCCGCCCTTTGAATAAACGTATTCTTAAGAGTGTTGATTTGATTCGGAGACAGCACCTGATCAATAGGCGGCTTGTTTTCTTGCAAATCATCCACAATCTTCGAATCAAGCGATATGGACAGGAATCTCGCCTCGTCAAACAGCGTACGCTCGTTAGGGAAGACGATTGGCAGCGGCGGATTGTAAAGTCCGAGCTTAACAGGAGTTCCCAGGCCAGGAGTCATCGTCTCCCATTCAAGATGAGCAGGCTTTATACCGCCCTCCATAATCTTAGTAGTCTCGATCTTGTTCTTTTCGTACAACCCCGCAAGACCCGGAATATTAGCTAACGCCAGTCCGATTGACGGGGTGACGCTAACACCGACCCTTGGCCCGTCTTTAGCCAGGTCTAAGGCTTTGACAAACCGGTATATAGACTGCAAGGCCTGGGAATTTTCCCTAACATCGGTTATAAGCTGCTCGAGAATAGCGGTTTCTGGCCCCGGCTTCCAGAATATATTCTGCAGCGTATTATACCCGGAGTCTATAAGTCGCCTTTCAACCGATTCAATGCGGGTAATATTATTATCCGCCATTTTGAACCCTTTTTCTACGTTTTCAAACGTGTAAGCAAATTCCGCCTCTTTCTCCGCCTCGTCCGCATAACGAGATTCATAGAACTTCTCCGCCATGTTTACAAGACGCTGCGACCCGTATATCATCTGGGTCAAGTCACTTGTGTTAGGCGGGATTAGATTTTTACCAACTAGAGTAGGAGTAAGTCCCAAGTCAAATGCTACGTCTCCGACATTGTTTGGTAAACAAAAGCCTGTGGGACAATAGGCATTGGCATTTACACTCGTCAAAGCACCACACGGATCGAGTAATTTCTGGCCGTCCGTATCGACTCCATGCGCAACTTTGCGACACTTAGGATCGCAGGGACAGTTACCGCCCGCCCCACCAAACAACGAGGACAATGCTCCAATCCCAAACAGCGCAGTTGATATTGGGTTGAACCCTCCCCCTATAAGAGCGGCAAGCCCGTTAAAGCCTATGCCACCCCCTAAGCCACCAAACAACGACTGCACTGCGTTGCCAATGCCCAGCGCACCCATCGCTGTGCTAGCGAGAAACGGTAACGATCCCAGGGCGCCTGGCGCCATCGGCATTCCGGCCAAATTACTGAACTGGTTGAACATTTGCCCCATTGGCCCCAGGGCCCCACCCCCAATCAACGAGGCGGTAGAGGACAGGATCTGAGGCGTTATTGCGTTCCTGCCGAGCAGCGAGTTAAACGTGCCGGAAACAGCGGCAGTCAATCCGCCACCAGACGCCGTGTTAAGAATATTTCCTAAGGCGGTCGGATACCCCGCGAGCACGTTCCTGGCGATTCCGACAACCGGCTGGACGTACTTGTTCACCTCAGGGGGGAGTTTGCTCAGCCCGAGGATAGTGGCTGTATCAATCGCTCCCCAGACTCCTCCAGACATCAAGCCGGTCATTACCGACGCGGTCTGCGGACTTAACGAAAGCAGCGAATTTCTTAAGGCGTTTTGGCCGATATTTACTAACGCCTGATCAACCGCGCCCCCAACAACCCCGTTAGTTAACACTCTGCCCGCATCACCTATGCCCGTTAATAGTTGTGCAGTTTCAAACGAAAGTTTTCCATCTCTATCTATCTCTTGACGCAACGTGTTAGTTAAAGTGTCGACAGGAACCCCGAGTCTGCGGTTCATCGCCTCTCTCGCAGCGGTAGACAATACCTGCGCACCGTTAAACGCCTGAGCCGGTAACAGCCCCGCCAGTTGCAATGCGTTTCTAAGGGCTGGATCTGTATTAGTTAAAGGGATGTTGGAGATTACGGTATCGAAGACTGTTTCAATAATCTCTGGTTCCTTGAGCCAATCGAACCCGCCCTCTTCAAGTGCGGGCACCGGCCCATACCCATCCAGAAATTCCACCTTCGTAAGCGGTTTATCCTTTTTGTGAAACTTGTGCGGGAGTCTTTTACCCTCCTTCACCCACCTCATAAGCCCTTGATATCTCAAACATTTTACAATTTCCGAATTGTTCCCATCGTCTACAACCGCCTCCATGCCGTGCAATTTCTCTGAGCAAGTAGGCAAAGTGGTTCTGAAGAATACAGGAGGAGAGGATTCCGGGATCCAGCCAAACTCGCCGTTCTCATCCCTTCTGCAGACCATGCTTGTCGTTCTGAATCCCCTATCCTCAGAAAAGTCGTGCTTCTCGCCAAGCAGTGACTCAGTACACTCCGGTATGCCCGGATTTCTCAACTGCGCTTGCTCGATCGGGATTGTGGTTTCGTTCCCCGGGTTAATACCTTTTTCGATCCAGAGACCGTTGGTTAGGGATTTCCAAGCCCAAGCCGGTTTATTACCAACTTGAGGGCTACTCCGCCTAAGACAGACAACAACATCTTGATTAATTTCATTGCTTAATATATACGTGCGCCCCTCGTTCTCCCTATTGCAAGTCATTCCAGGGTCGGAAGATCCATTCCAGACCGCCATGCTCTCATCGATTATAGGGAGTTGGAAAGGCGACCCATTCAATCCAACATCCTTGTCATTCTTAACAATACCTATGACATACATGTTTTCGCTTCGGCCATTTGTCTTACCAACCAAGACGTTCGAGCCGATATATCTCGAGCTTAACGTGCCGCTACTCGAACCGGACACAGGGATCCATTTAGAGGTGAATCCGTCGTCCGTAGTGACCTTGACCCTGCCAAGCCTTTTGGGATCGTTAACATCAATGATTACCGCTTCTTCGTTAAAGGGGTCGGCAAAAGGCACACCTAACGTTTCGACAATCCTGCTTTGCGCTCGGGCCATCACCCCGGCATGTTTAAAAAACTCGCTCATGACTCTATTTCAAAAAATACATCCTCAGCCACTAGCAAATCAGCTACAGGGTACCCGTACTGCAGCTTTTTATCGGCCGTAGCGGTCATCCAGTTATCCATTATACTCCTAGCGGAATCCCAAGTCCTCCCGTCCCTGTTATAATAAAACGGCATTCTTATAACAATAGTGTTCGACAAGTTAACGTCTCGGCAAACAGCCATGCCCGCCACTAATTGATTAGCGTACATCCCCACCTCGGCATCTTGTTCCGTACCTACGTGTATAACGTCCCAGACAACGGGCAAGTTAACCGGAGCGTTGGATTCTGCTTGCCTAAGCCCGCTTCTCACCCTATAAAATCCATCTCCGTCCTGAACAAACTCCTCACCACTTACCGCCTTTATATTAAAAGCCCAGAACATGAACAATACGGACAGTAAAGAGCCCCTGGCTGGGATAAGTCCTGGCCATTGACTAATGTCTATCACCAAGTCAGAGACCACACTCTCCTCAACAAAATCGCTATCACCATTAAAGGTCTTTTTCCTGTATCGAGCAATGGTACTGGTACCTTGAAGTACTTCGATCTGTGATAAATCCAGTCCCCTTAAACTGTCTTCTTCCGGGTCTAGAGTCCATAAGCCGCCTTCGGGTAAATCATTCTTATGCGCATTCCTTAAAAGCAAGCGTTTGAACGAAGAATCCCATTCCAAGTTCCACATCCCACCAAAGAAACCCATGTGCTGAGCGATCCAGTCCAGGTTTAGTGGATAGCAAGTTTCCGGGTCGAGAAAATTATTATAAAACCAGTCTATTCGCGTCTTGGAATCGCTGAGTTCCATATCCGAGCCGGAGGTCAGCCATTTTGCAACATCCGAATCACTGTCTTCGTTATTATACGCCCCGGACACACCCGGAAGTCTATTATACACCGGCCGAGAAATCTGCCCGTCTATTGAAACTCTAGGCAGTCTGAACGAGCTTAGCGCGAACTGTATTGCTTTTTGATACAACAAGCCCAACACGTTATAAGATTCTGCTACAAACTCTCTATTTGTAAGATTTTCCCTGTCATCCCAAAGCTCATCTAATTCCGCAGCTATAAATTCAGACCATGCCGATGGCAAAGACTCTGTAACAGAGTTAAATACTCGATCGTAAGTCTTTCTCTCCAGTGAAACGGTGGCGAGTATATCGCTGCTAAGGATAAGTCGTACAAATATATCTAAAGAGTCTTGAAGCGATGTCGGTGAAAGGAATTTTACCACTCGCCTTGTAAAACTCTCGTCCGAATATGTGCTCGGGGGGAGATATACTGTCGAGTAGACACTGGCCACTTTGTTTACGCTAACCGATTCATTTGTTCCTGGAAGTGGAAACACTCCCCGTGAAACAGACAAAGTCTCTACAACCTCTTCACCGTATAAATAGTAGTAAAGGTCCGGCACAGTATAAGACTCGTATCTCCATTTGCCCGGTTCCTCGTTAACCAGTCTCCCAATAACGCACTTTCCCACTTCACACTCAGTATCACTTGCACCATCGCTGCAACTCATCCCGGCCATGGCGCAGTTTTCTAAGCCATTTGGGACAGGTACTCCATGTGCCAAGACTTCTACTTCATCAGACAGGAGAACAGGAATGGTATGAACATGCGAAATACTTCTGTATTTGTACTCGGACAGAGTCTTCTGGTCATACTCCCTCCGAATTACCTCGTCTCTTGCCCGGTTCCTGCTTTGGCCGTCTTGGGTGAACTCCACTTGGCCGATTACATGCTGAAATATTTTACTCCTCGCTCTGTCATTGGCGAACTGGAAGTTCACACGAGCCGGGTTAAGGGCAAAAGCCGGAGACTTTCCCCTTTTGCTTGATTTACGATCCCAAGAACTATTAGATGATATCATATGAATTGTCGTACGTGTAAGTGATGGTAGTCGAGTCGATTACCGAGGTTAAAGAAACGATTGAGCGATAGAGTCTAAAGGCCGAAGTGCTGTTCGGACATATGAGCGACGAGGCAGACACTCTATCAACGAATTGGTTATAAGTGTACGAGCATGTTAGCGTTTCTTCGTCTTCCGTACCGAGAAATCTACCACAAACTCCATCCGTATTCCCGGTAATCTCCGGATCTAACGCCATTTCTTTAAGGTCGAGAATAGGGATATCTTGGACGAAGTCCAGGGCTAACACTTGCCGGGAAACATCAGTATAAGAGACGTTGGTCCCTAACCCTAGACTAGACGGAGAGAAAATACCTTTTAATAAATCGTTTACTTGTGAAGCTAAAGTATCACTGAAAGTTGTAGTAATTCTCGGATTCCAAGATATACTCACCACGACCTCAACTGGTAGAATAGTTGGAGGTGTAAGAAATAGTTTAACATCGATAGGGGTGCGGTCTCTAAGCGATGTTAACAAGACGGATTGAGTCGCAGTAGTCAAAGGCGAACCGTCCTCTCCTCCCGCCACTATAAAAATCCCACGATTATTCTCTACATCGTCTTGAAACCTCTCCTCATAGGGCAATACCTCGACAATTGATGCTTCAGGTGCTATTGCTCTGACTTCAGACCTGTAATCTTCTCTCGATGTAAGGTTTCTCCGCCCCAGCAATTCAAAAGCCCGGATCTTCATCTGATCAACGGTTTCAAGATCCGTACCGCCCGATGCCGGTTCGAGATTAGTAATGAAATCGAGCCCGAGGAAATTTCGCTCGATGCGGGTAATTTCATCCTGCGCTACGTTATAAACTTCCCCCCAGCGCTCGGATTGTACCGTGCCAACAGCACTTTGGTCGACAATCTGCACTTGATCCAACAAGATGTAGGATTGGCCGCTTCTGGCGAACACCCTCGTCCCACCTGGTATAGTCACAGGCCTACTATATCCCGGAACCTTGTAAAAGGTTACTTCAGCCAATGCCCTAGATCCCAGCTTTCTTTGGACACCCAGACTCCTAAGCCATTGCAACGTAACAGCCTCGGGCAAAGTATTCAAATAGTATAGAAGTTCGGCTTGGGCGAACCCTTGGCCCTCGCTTATCGCGGACAAAGGCGAGGCGGGAGTAAAATCATTAAGCGTCCCGTCCGACTCGATGAACATCCGAGTCTGTATTGCTCGGACAATGTCCCCAACATTCCTATTATCAAGCTGCAGAGGCAGTATTGGTGCGAATATCTCTAATGCCATAACTTATATCAAAAGGTTGTAGTACGGGTTCTTTGCGAGAATGGGAGTCCTCTGCCCGGGTCAGAGTTCTCAGTATCCTTTAACGGGGTGATGAAATCGCCATTGGAATTGACCTCGGGCTGATAGGTGGTGTAACCATTGATCTCCACCACAAGCTTCGCCACATCAACAGCGTACATTTTCTGGTCAGCAGGACTTAATGCTCCGATGCCAGTAAAGTCTCGAATCGTGCCGATAGTCCCCAGGCCAGCCAGAGAGCGAGACACGTTCCTCGCCTCTTGGACATCACTTAATGAGAGAAGAGAGTCTAATCCCGGCCTGAGCAGCGATTCCAAAGGCCTGGTAGTAGCGTAACCGACATACCCTTCTGACAACGATTTAAGAATTGTGTCGGGAAGGTTCTGAGCCGTAGACCCAGCCCCGGGCAAAGCGATACCGACGAAATAATCTTCCGGAGTAAGATACCCTGTAGAAAATTCGACCCCTCTGTAATCAGATGTCAAACCGACCGAGTCGGAAAGCGGCAATAAAGAACCGGCTGGCAATTTGTCCGGCTTGCGTGCAGGCACTACAGATGCCAGGTTAGAGTAGACTTCTAAGTCGGGAACAGTTTTTTTAAGCCTGTTGACAAGGCCGGGGCCGGAAATCCCGGGCACTTCTAAATAATCAATAACATTAGACAACGACGTCTCATAACTAGACATTTCGCCATATGATGTCAAGACGTTTTTGTGCAAATTACTGGCAACTTTGGCCAGGTTGTTTCCCGGCGTGTTTACGTACCTAGAAAACTCGCGATTAGTCTCATACTCTTGTTCAAGAGCAGACAGGACTTTATCCTCGGTTAACGCTTGCTCGATCAACATGGCCGGGGTCATGCTGTTTACAATCCCTCCGACAGGCGAGTTCGCAATTACCTGATTCGCTACTTCCGGGTATCTCTCGGGCGACCCGTAGGCGACCGAAGCAAGACCGGTAATTGTCGACCAGGAATCCGTGGCGTAAGTAGACAAGAATTTTTACCCTATAACTGGCTTTCAACTCGTTGAAGGCAAGGTGTATAGGAATTTATTTTAAAATGGCAGAAGCGAGTATTCAGAACTTAAGTACGCCTTTGGCGAACGAAGAACCGTTTCTGGGGGACGGGGACGAAGGCGAGATTGTCACAAACACGGCAGACGGCAGAGCATGGGTCTTTGACCAGTCTGGACTCCCTGTCGAGTTAGGAGGCGCTTGCGTTAATAAACCGATCGCGGGTAACTTGTTCGCTGGCAACTACCTCGAACTTGACATCACCGATCCGGACAATTTACCCATTCCGAACACCGATCCGCTCCAGGTCAGGCCAGGAAATTACCGCGAAATACGGATTCTGGCAAGATTTGTAGGCGAACCGTTGACGACATTTTCCGCCTACTTTGACTACCCGGTTGACTGGGCAAGTGGAAACTCGTTAGACGATTATGCAGAAACAGGGGCCGAAGTCCTTATCGAGCTGAGTAGTTTTGGCCCTCGACCCGCTTGGATCGCAAGAGTACTGTGGGCGAAAGTCGTTGAAAGCTGAGTAGTAGTTTAAGCTTATTGTGGAAAAAATCGCTTTTCAAAACGGCAAAGTAGTCTCTAGCCAGTATCTGAATAAAGTCCAGGAAGGGACGGAGTTTACCGGGGAGCCCCGCTCTGATTACTATGACGTAGCGACTAGCGGTGAGCAGGAAGGCTGGGATATTGGCCAGCGCGACGCTATTAAGGATTGGGAAATTGCTAATCCCCGGCTTGAGCCGGAGACCGCCATCGGTCGTCTTGCTCATGACGGTATCGTACTTAATGGAAATGAAAACGAACTTTTAGCGGTTGTAGGGTTGCCGTCCACTTTCGCATTCGAGGGTGGCCAGGGTGTAACAATTGAGGCCGGAAGCTTTATAAACCGGTCGGGGGACGCTGTTTCCTGGCCCAGGCAAAACATCAAGTTGCTGGGTGGCGCGGGAACAGCATCCTACATCTATCTGCTTGAACAGCAAGACGCACCTTACACCGTCTCGGTGTCCAGCTCGTTGCCAAGCGTTAACGAAGCGCATATTCCGCTGGCGAAGATCACTCTTGACACGAATGGCGACGGCTTGGCCACTGATCCCGACACAGGCGAAGTCTTTGGTACTGGTTACATTGACATCCGCCCACACACCTTCATCTCCGCCCTTAATCCGTATCCGAGAAATCTTTCTAACACCCCCATCCAGCGCGACGATTACACCGCGTTAGTCTCGGACAGAGTAATTGCAGATACCGGTAACGGCAGCATTATTGTCACGCTTCCCGAATCTCCCAGCGACAGCGACCGAATCGCGTTAGTCGATATTTCCGGGACGTTCGACCGTTTCCCTTTAATTATTCGCACAAACCCCGTAAGTAACGAATTACTCAACGGGTCTCCAGACGACTGGATTGTAAACATCCGAGACGCTCATCTCGAGCTGTTTTACCATGCAGCTACCGGGCAGTGGAAGTTTGAAGAGGCACCGGGATCAGAGTGCAATCCGGTTCTTGGTACGTTCCTTTCTTGTGGTGGTAAAGAGTTTATTGGCGATAGGACTATTGCCGAGTGCCCGGACGGGGCCAGATTGCCCACCACATATCCCATTCTTTCCGCAGGAGTATACAGTTTCGAGCCGTCACAAGCCGACCCGACACTTGGCAAGTGCTACAGGCAATATGACGAAACAGTGGCATTGTATGCGAATGGTACTGGCGGACTCGTAAACGTCCCTCAAGCCCCCCGATGCAACAGATCTAACGCCTCTTTCACTCCTCTTTCCAGAAATACAATCTACATCGATCAGACGATCGGCGAAGATTCAATCGATAACAGGGGCTTTGATAAAGATCGTCCGTTCCGCACCATTGAACGTGCGCTGCTTGAAGGTGTTAGAGAATCTCGTCGCTCCGGCCAGAACAACGACCGGTACGACAAGGTCATGCTGGAAATCGCTCCGGGTGACTATTATGTTGATAATAGTCCTGGTGTCCTTTCCGGTCTTACGGTAAGTGAAGGGACCGGACTCGTTCAAAAAGTAGATACAGGGTTCACAATTTCTAACTCGGTTATAGGAGACAAAGCCACTACCATCGTGGTGAATGTCGGTAATTCGGTTAACACGCAACCGCCACGCGAGTTGAACTTGGGCCGAGTCCTTTACTCAGAGTCTGGGGGTGTTGGTAACATCGCTCGGGTGCAAAAACAATCCGGCTCCAGCTCGAACTGGATCATCAGCCTTGAATACGTTGGAGGGACTTTTGAAGTAAACGACAAACTCTTCTTTGACAATCTGGCTGTTGTCAACCCTCAGACCGGGGGTCTTATCATTCCCCGGGGAATATCGGTAGACGGGGTCGATCTGCGCAAGGTCCGCATCCGGCCGATGTACGTTCCGGAACTCAGCCCGGTCCAGAACGACCCGCAGACCGAAAAAACCGCTATATTCAAAGTTACTGGTGGAACCTATGTGTCGTTGATGACTTTCACCGACAACTTGCAATACTCGAGAAGCCATAATACCGTCACCGCTATTGAATTTGCTTCGGAGCAAGAGATTATCGGGGGCGGCAGCGAAACATCTTACTATTCCCGGATTAACTCCCTGTTCAAAGATGTTGATGGGTGGGAAGATGAGTTGCTTGAAGCGATTGCTGCTGAAACCACTATCGTCGCCCCTATCGCCTCTACAAAGCAGAACCGGTCTCAGGACATTGAGGAGAATCAGACAGGAATTCCTAGTCCCGACTCGGACAGTAACGCGGCTGTTATGTATCCCGGCGCCACCAGAATTCGCAACTCGGATGGCGCTATTGTCCCCTTGCCGGACATCAACTCGACCCGATCCAGTTCGCCTTACGTCTTTAACTGCTCGGTTCGGAGTATTTTCGGTCTGAACGGCCTCTGGGCGAACGGTTCACGTGTGTCTGGCTTTAAGTCGATGGTCACCGCGAACTTTACCCAAGTCTCGCTTCAGACCGACCCGAACTGTTACTTAGACAATACGTATTTTCAAGACCCGCCTATTAATAAAACGGACAGCGAAGGCAAGAAATACAAATCCAGCAATGCAGATAAGTTCAAGTACCGCCACTTTGGAATCAGAGGCAGTAACGATGCCACGATCCAAATCGTGTCCGTATTCTGTATCGGTAACAGCGATCATTTTATTTCCGAGTCCGGCGCTGATCTGTCGATTACTAACTCTTGCTCGGACTTTGGTGACATCTCACTTCGAGGTATTGGGTACAAAGCTAAGTCTTTTAGTCAGGATCAAGCCGCCCCGGCGACTGAATACAGCGGTACCCGGATTACACAGATTGTCCCCCCTTTGCCGCTGCAATACACTCAACTTCCCGACGGTCGTCCCGCCACATTAGAAGATATTGAGGTAAGTACTGGTCTTGTTATTGACTATAATAAAACCCTGGCTTATGTGCTGGCAAATAAGACTGGTGAAAATGAGGCGCCCGAAACCATCAGAATCTATGTTCAAAACTCGAACATTGCCAGTCCGTTTAGCCTAGAACGTCCTCCTTCCGCCTCTAATATCGCTTTCGGCCAATACAGCTACACCAAAAAAATCGGTACGAGTACTTGGGAGTTGTCCGGCGGTCCCAACAGACCTAACAGAAAACGTATCTATATTAACGGTTTTGATGAAGTCGGCAATTCTATACTGTATACTGGCGATCTCCAACTCGCTGCAACCAATTCCCCCGGATTTGGTAATCTAGACGACAGCTCTAAAATATTTGCATGGGACAGCGCACCTATTGATATTGATCAGGAAACCGGGAATACAGTAACCGGATCTCCAGCCTGGTATATTAATGTAACGACTCAAGGTATCTCCGAAGAAAGTACAGATCAAAACGCCGATGGATACCTCACCAAACGGTTTAACTACGCCTTTAGGTATAAGCTGATTGACAACCCGACTGGGCAAGATGCCGTCTTCGCCTCCCTGGACTTTATGTTCAACCGGTCGGCGGTAAAAATCATCCGCGCTATTGATCAGAGGCGAGCGGATGACCGAGTGTATCGAGTCGTACTCGAAGGATTCGAGCGTCTTCGGGGGATGAGACGTCCGCAGCCTTATTATGTCCTTGAGAAGCAATCGGGTGTTGCCGGTTTCCCTTTAAATAATTCATCCGAACTTGAAGATAACCCGTTAACCATCACTCAAGTACGCACTTATGAAGAGGTGTTTACACCAGGAGCCAGTGTCCAAAACAGTGGAAAATACGTTACATATTTGACGCAAGGTTCCCGCGCTCGCGATGTATTTACCGGAGACTTTTACCCGTCTCTGGATAGCGATTATCCCGAGCTTACGGAAGACCCCGTTGAAAGTGCTACTAAGCAGGCTTTGGCCCTAATGCAGGCAAGGGCTTCTGTGAACTTCAGTGCCCCGCTCCAGGCATCGACCGAACCTATCACGGTCCGTACCTCGGCATCCGCCTCTGTCGGCATCCTGATCGGGTTGAGACGTCCGTCCGTCATCCGCGCTTCCGGGCACACCTGGGAATGGACTGGATACCTGAACTACGACACTTCGTTCCCAACATTCCAAGGCGAACCTTTAGAGCAAGAGTTCATTCTTGGTAAGATTATTACCGAAGAGAATGGTGGCCGAGTATACGCCACCGGTATGAACGAGGAGGGTAACTATTACCTCGGTACTACTGTCTTTGACCTTAGGTCGGGCGAGCAGTTCTCGATTCCTTACGCGTCAGAATCTGGAGCCGAAGGCCTTACCAACCAGGTGCTGAACAACGTAATCATAAGAAGTACGTTGCTTATGCAAGACGGCTCCAGCCTTATCATGGGGCGGGGTACAAGCCTTTTCTTCAGTAACGATACCCAGTTCAAATCTTTGACTACTGGCGATATCATCGCATCGCCAAACCCTCCCCTAGTCTATGCATCACGCGACCGGGCCGGTATTGTACAACTCGCCAAGAAAGAAGATATCAGAGGGGCGAAGAATCCAGCGTTTCTGGGGATTAGTGACAAAGTCGCTGTTACTGCCTTCGACCTGGCTAACGAACTTGATGCTAGGTTAAATAATAATGTCACTGGCGGTAGGGGCATTTCTGTTACCCAGGTCAACGTAGAAATCCCGGGCGGAGACCCTAACGATCCTTCAGACGATATAGCCCAGTTCGTTGTAAATTCTGGTCTGCCAGGTAATACTGATGCCGTAGGATTCTCCAGTCTTTGCATTGGCGAAGACCCCTCTCTAGAGAATAGTACAAAGCTTACAAGTCTTAGAACTTCTAGCCAATCTCTCCCCGTAAGAGACGAAAGTAATGCCTCAGACTCTGCCCTAGTCACGGAGAAAGGGATCGCCAAATGGGCTAAAGATATCCCGGGGTATGTAAAATCTCAGGGCACAAGCCCCTACATCGTGCTTCACGTCTCCAGGGGTACCCCGCTTACCGGGGAAAACTCAGTACCTGGTGGGTACTTCGAGACAAATGAAGTATCTTACAGCCCCAATTCTAGTTCGATATTCAGAAGAACAATTTTCCAGACAGTAACAGATGCGCTGGAATTTGCGGCCGGAGCCTACCTCCCCCTAGGAGCCGAACTTGTAATCAGTGTCCATGACAATATAACTGCTACCGAAGCAGGACCATTAATGATTGCAAATAGCTGGTCGACTGTTGTTGTAGCTGGGGCGAGGGGTGCTGTTACAACCCCTAAAATCCGGATTAATATAGACGGCTCTGTACCTTCGGACAACACAAAATTCGCCGGAACCAGGATCCCTCAAGTCATCGATAGAGCTATATCTGCTGGCATAATTTTCCAAGATCTGACAATTGACATTAACACTAATGGGACAAATGCTGAAAGCACTTATCTAACCCTTAATGGGGGGTTTGGGGTAAATACACGGGATACAGTAATTAACTGGTTGAATTGCAGCGGAAGCAGCGCGTCTGGCACAGCTTACTCTCAAGTGCCAGGTAAGTTTATTAATGCCACGGCCAGTGTGGGCGAAAAAACTCAGATTCGGGTTACACCAGAATTGACTACTTCCGGATCAGATTACAGTATTGTAACTAATCTAGAAATGGCAAATACCAGCCAAAAGACGTTCGTCGCCTTCTTTGATCAAGCTGGTGGTCTTTTGGGGCAAAACTGCGACATCGTTTTTGATTTCAGACGGGCAAGTTATGGCGATGGGGGAAATAAAACTCTGGAGTTTAAGTTCACTCACAATAGTTCTGAGCCTTGCTGGGTTAAAATGCTTGGCATGGGCGGCAGAGGAAACTGTAGAATTACAAGCCGAATTGCTCCCTTTGTGAAATGGAACTTTGATAACAAAGATTGGGATATGAAATTCTTTTACACGGGATTTTTATCCAATCCTAATACTTGTGGCTTATCCTTTAAACCGTTCCCGTATTCAAGCGGGGTTTACAAAATCTCGCAAAGCACGGCTCAGAGTATACTTAGCTCTGGTGCTGCCGCAGTTGCCAAGGATTGTATAATCTCCGGATTGGACTCAGCGTCCTTTAATTCCGGCCCGTTCTCTATCTACCAAGAGTTAGCAGGTAAGACGGTTAGTACAGTTTCTATCCCCTCCGTTCTTTTGAAAAAAGAAGTTCCTAACTCGTTTAGAATCTCATCCCCTGACGGAACTGAATACGACATCAGTGTAAGTAACGCTGGTGTTCTGCAAGTAGATCCTGTCTAATGGCAAGAGCTAAACCCCCTCGCTGGTGGGGCAAATTCACCTCCTCCTTGCCCAAGTTTCGTTTGCCTTTTCTCGAACCGAGGGTATGGACGCGGGAACTCGCCCAGGCCTGGGTGGACCGAATCCCGCCCAAATGCCCTTTTGAGAGGGCGGTGTGGTGGCGCGGCCGACTCGTGCTTTATATCCCACCCTTGTGCCCTCTTAACCCATGTTCGACCCAGCTTTACGCGATACGCCTCAAAGCGCAAGAATTTCTGTCAGCAAATCCTGACATTTGAATTCGCACCCGCCCCCGGCGCGGTGTATAGTAAAAACATGACGAGGGGAATTTCTCCCTATCGTCCAAATCCAAAGGACCAAATCGTATGACCACGGCTACAACTTTTACCGTCAACGTGATCGAGGTGGGGACCGCAAGCCCCGATCTCGCCCCGCTCGCAGGACGTGAGTACTCTAAGCAGTACACAGCTCTGCCTAACGCGAATCTGCCCAAGGCGATGCGTCTCGCGCTGGACAAAGTGTTTACCGCTTTGACTGGCGAAGAACTCCCTCTCGAAGAGAACACCTTCCTCATCAAGGCAGAAGACGGTGTTTACAACCGCCTTTTCGGCCCCATTCTCAAGGCAGGGAATGACGAAGTCGAAGGTACTTCCACCGGCTCGTTCACCATTCAATGGGGCAATCGCTACATCCCTGTCACTCTGGGCAAGGAGGGCTTGGGCGTAGAAATTAACGGCCAAGCTGTAACGCTTGAGGCTGAATTCGCTAAATTCAACTTCTCCGGCCGTGGACCCGACGCTTGCCTGATGGTGTCTGTTGACGAAGAGGATGGCTCGGGTCAAACCGCCATGCCAATCGCGGTTCGGTTCATCGACTACCAGAACCCGCCTGAGACAAAAGCTCTCAACTCCCTGCTCAAAAAGAACAAGGCGGTAGATGACATTCTTCCCCTTGTGCAGGAGGTTACTCCCCGTGGGTCTGGGGGCATGCGCTCCGACTGCGACAGCGAGATCGACTTCCGCGACCTCGAAATTGGTCAGTACAGCGTGATTGGCTATCGGAGCGCGAACACGAGATTCGGTACCTCGTATCGGATCGTGATCGGCGATTATCCGGTGGGGACCGGTCAAACTGCTGAGACCTGGGCTCATACCAGTCTCCGCTCGCTGCTGGCGACGAGTCCCGAAATCACCCAGGAAAAGCCCGCCCTGCTCCATATCAAGGACAAGGAACTCACAAGCGATGGCAAGACTCGGATCCGTTGCACACTGATCCTGAGCAGGCAGGAAGAAGTCAATCCGGACGCCCTGGATCTGAACTTCGCCTGATCGCCCTTAGCACGCCCCGGGCTTATGTCCGGGGTTTTCTTAGTTGAAAGCTTGTTATCTTAACAAGTCGAGCTAATGGAAACCAAAGCGCCTTATGGCTGGTCGTCACTGAACAAAGACGAAATGTCTTACGAGTTTGGTGAGGCGAGAATGGGCACAGGCCCTAACGACATTCCTTCTAACCAGATCGGCGAGGGGGAAGACGATTACCACAGCAGAGACGTATCCCCCGACTCGGAGTTTGGTGCTGCGAAAGTAGCAGATAACCGAGACGGTTACGGCGGTAAAGATGACTATCGCCCTAAGGCTGGGGACAAAGACCCTGCCGATGTCGGCACCATCGACCTCCCAATCGGGCACATCGTCCTCGAGGATGGTGTTGTCCAGGGGAGGAATTACTACCTCGTGCAGGACATTAAGTCGGAGAAAATGTACACCGTAGTGCCCAATTTCAAAGGTGGTGAGACCTATAAATCCCCTATGCGTGGTGACCGGACTTCCGCCCTGCAAGACGCCTATAGGACGCTTTCGGCTACGTTGCCCGACTCGGCCCTGGCTCAACTTCGAGAACGGTTCCCGGAAACTCTCGCTTTGTGATATAATCATTTCAACCCACATTTTAAATGGCCTCGATCCTTTCTCATCCCCCCATGGTCTACAAATTCGACCATGGATACGACTTTCCTGAATTCAACGATTATTTTAAAAAGGCGATCTTGTCGGTGTGGAATCCGTGGGAAGTCAGCCTGAAAAGTGATTGCCTGGACTGGGATCATAACTTATCGCAGTCGGAGAAAGATTTGGTGGCCGGTGTGTTGCGCGGTTTCACCTCCGCCGAACTAGGCATCTCATGTTATTGGGGAGACACGGTATGCAGAACGTTCCCTAAGCCGGAGATCCAAGACATGGCAAGGACGTTCAGCGCGTTTGAACGTATCCATGCAGCGGCTTATAACTATCTTTCAGACACCCTTGGGCTTAACGAGTTCGAAGAGTTCATGGCGGACGAGGCGGCTAAAACAAAAGTTGAAAGGTTCTTTACTGAGTGCGAGTCGGAAAAAGTATCTTTAGCTGTTTTTTCTGGTTGTGGTGAAGGAGTCTCACTATACTCGTCCTTTGCAATTTTACTATCCTTTAACAGGGGCGGTAGACTCAAAGGACTAGCGCAAATCATATCATGGTCAGTTTCCGACGAAGTAAAACACAGCGATGCTGGAAGTTTACTATTTAAATACTTAGTAAAAGAGGTAGGTATTACAGAAGAGGAAAAAGCCCAGATCAAGAGAGGATTCGACGCTATCATAGCCAATGAGTACAGCTTTTTGGAAAGCATTTTTGACAAAGTCGATAACACTGCTATTCCTATCGCTCTAAATGACCTGAAAGCTTATATATTGTACCGAGCTAACGACCGTTTCCAAAACCTTGATCTTGACATGCGTTATGAAATGAGCGATGAACAGATTGCATCAGCTCGGAACATCGCTTCCTGGTTCGACCCTATGGTCAAAGGCCAGACGAATAACGACTTCTTTTCAATGGCGAAGAATGGGAGCGGCTATGTTGCAAAGCCAAGCCAAGACTTTGACAACGTCGATCTTAGGGCCTTGGACCTGGTTCTGACATGACCTGATCTAATGGCTGACTACCCGTTTCCAAAGCCTTATCTCCAGCAGCCCGGAAACACATGGGTAGTAAAGACTTTGTCTGGGGTTAAGACTTTCACTGATCCCGAACTTGCCTGGAGCGCTTACTACTTCGCCCGCCTCAATTACCTTAAAAAGATTAACTAATCACCATGGCTTTATCTAAGACTGACAAGAACGAGAAGATTATGAAGTCGTCTCACGGGACTACTTGCCTTATTACACAAGCGGGCAAGGCGGACAGGCTTCTTGACCTTTCGAGAGTCCGCAAAATTAACAAAAAGCAGCCAGCCGACGCTTGGGATATTTAGTGTAATGGATGTAAACATTAACATACCAACGGGGTGGTCTTTGCCTGAAGATGATGATGACGAGTACACGAGCATGGAAGAAGTCCCTGCCCTGGACCCTGAAGATGAGAAGAAAGAAAAATGGCTTAGATGGAAAGACTCCCCTTATCAAGTGAGTGATATGGGCAGGGTTAGGCGTGTCCAACAGAACGGCTCGTTCAAGTTAAGAAAGCCTCGATCGGATGATAGGGGTAAGCATAGAGTCAATCTTACTTGGGAAAGTCAGGGAGTTCCGCATCGTGAAGAGCCGTTTGTCCACCAAGCCGTGATGGAGTTATTTGGACCTGAAAAACCCAGTGGAGAGAACATAGTCATCTGCCATAGGCATCCTACTGGCGAAGATGGCAAACCGGATAATAGGCTAACTAATCTCTACTGGTGCAATAGGAGTAAAAATGTTGAAGATAGTTGGGATGACGGCCTTATGGAGGAAGGTGCGAAATGGAAAGACTGAGCCCTCGGCCTCCCTAACCCCTAAGAGATAACCAACCCCTTAATTGCTAACTAACGCAAAAGATGTAAATCTTTTGTGAAGGAATTTTTCGTCTTTTTTTTATCATGTTTGACATTGACACCCTAGCTACACACCCCGACTGGCTCAACGAAGAAGCGCAACAAGTACTTGCGAATGGCTATTTGCTTCCGGGCGAGACTCCACGCGAGATGTGGAAGCGGTGCTCGTTAACGGCCGAAAAATATCTTAAAAGACCGGGAATCGGCGAAGATATTATGGAGATGTTTTGGAAGGGTTACATGGGAGGTGCGTCTCCTGTGTTAAGTAATTTCGGTACGAATAGAGGACTTCCGGTTTCCTGCTTGGAGACAGGGACCAAAGTTCACACTAAAAATGGCTTTAAAGAAATTCAAGACCTTGAAATTGGAGATCTTGTTCTAACCCACCTGGGTAACTGGAAGCCAGTATTAAATAAATGGTCTAGGGAGACTGATAATGACCTGTACAATCTCTCCATAAGTAATAGAGGTAACTACTCTTTAAATATTACCGGTAATCACCCCGTTCTCACTAACACGGGTTGGGTAAAAGTCGAAGACCTTGACCCCGAAGTTCATCAAATCGCCATTGAACCCATAACTTCTGTTTTTCGCCGTAGAAATAAAGTAAAAACTTTTGAATTTAAAATTGGTAGTAAAAGATACAACAAAGGGTCATCTCAACTATGCAATAACTCCGGACAGTTTAAAGTTAAAGAGATTCCGAATTGCTTCCTGGATCAAGATTTGTCCTGGTGGTTTGGTTTATGGTTTGCCGAAGGTAGTACTTCTAGTAACGGTACTATTGCTATAGCTATGGGGCACGATGAGGAAGAGTATTTAGACCGTTGGCTTGAAATATCAGAGAAAAAATTTGGTTTAGTCGGCACTAAATCAATCACTTTCAATTGCCGTGGGCATCAGCATGCAAATGCCAGGATACATAATAAATATCTCCAAAGTTTCTTTGATAAAGAGTTTGGGAAAGGTTGTAAAAATAAGACTTTGCCAGATTGGTTCTTTGACCAACCCGATAGCACCTTAAAGTCTTTCCTGGACGGGTTTGTAGTAGGAGACGGATCAATTAAAAATGATGGAGATCAAACTGTTATAGGCATTGCCAACGAAAAGTTAGCGTATCAGCTCTGGTACATTTCCCACCTTCTCGGGAAATTCCCGTCTATGAGGAGGAATATAGCCTCTTACCATAAACAAAGAAACGAAGTGGAAGATTTGAATTATGATGATCACGGAGCTTTCTGGGTAACTCTCCCAAAAAGTTTTCCGCATGGTTATGGATTATCCCGGTCTTTTAAAGTGGAGAAACAGGACCGTGAAACAACTGTCTGGGATATTGAAGTTGCAGATGACCACAGTTTTATCTCTCAAGGGGTAGTAGTACACAATTGCTATTCTCATACCATCAAAGACGATACAAATAACATCTTTAGCCATTTGAAAGAAGTTGCTGCTCTTAGTAAGCATGGCGGGGGTGTGGGGAGTTATTTTGGTGAACTTCGCCCCAGCGGCTCTCCGATCAGCGGTGGTGGCAAGTCCGGCTCGATTGTGGAATGGATGCGCCTTTATGATCGTACTGCCGCAATCGTGAGCCAGGGGAACACAAGGCGCGGCTCATTCGCTCTTTACATCCCTATTGAGCACCCCGACCTCATGGACGCCTTGCGAAGCAAGGACCATAGCCAGGGTGATCCGCGCAATTTCATCGACTCGAACCTTGCTGTAGTTGTAAAGAACAAGTGGATTGAGGAGATGTTAGAGGGCGATAAAGACAAGCAGAGAATATTTGGAGAGGTGTTGAGAAGTCGTTTGGTATCCGGCTCGCCTTACTTAATGTTTGTAGACAATGCTAATAACCAGGCGCCAGAATGCTTCAAGAAACGCAATTTGAATATTATATCATCGAACTTATGTTCAGAGATCATGTTGCCTATGGATGAAAATCATTCGTTTACATGTGTACTATCATCTCTTAACCTGGCTAAGTTCGACGAGTGGAAAGATTGGAAGGGGAGAAACACCGGTAAAACCGTTCCAGAACTAGGAATCTATTTTCTGGACGCGATTGTCGAAGAATTTATCCACAAGGCGAAGAGAATCCCGTCCATGGGGCGTGCGGTAAGATTCACGTCCAAGTCCCGTTCACTCGGGCTGGGGACTATGGGTCTGCATGCCCTTTACCAGTCTCGCGGACTGCCTTTCGCAAGCCAAAAAGCACGCGAGTTAAACATTGAAACCCACAGATATATAGACGAAATGACCCTAAAAGCGTCTCAGGACATGGCGAGAGAGTATGGCGAGCCGGAATGGTGCGAGGGGCATGGAATCCGCCACGCTACTCGGACTGCAATCGCTCCTACCAAGACGAACTCTGTAATCTGCGGTGCAGTAAGCGAGGGCATCGAACCCATCATCGCGAACTTGTTCGTCGCGACTAATGACAAAGGAACTTTTGTGCGCAGAAACCCCTACCTCGAAGCGCACCTCACCTCAATAAGTAAAAATACTCAAGACGTATGGGATAGTATTCTTGATGAGCGTGGAAGCGTACAGCATCTCGACTTTTTAAGCGAGAATGTAAAAAACGTATTCAAAACGGCCCGGGAAATCGACCAGTTTGAGCTGGTAAAACAGGCTTCTGACCGCCAAAAGTACGTATGCCAAGGTCAGTCTCTGAACCTGTTTGTCGATCCTGAGTCAACGGCAGAATACCTGTACAAGCTGCATTTGTCGGCTTGGAAAGTCGGCCTTAAGTCTTTGTATTATTTGAAGTCAACTTCTTTACAAGTTAAGAAAACAAATAAGGCGGCAACTGTCTCGTCCCCAGTCGCGTTAATTGTTACGAAAGATGGTTGTCCGTGGTGCGTAAAAGCCAAAGAACTCCTTACCAGGGCCGGATTTGTTATTCAAGAAAAGGACAGGTCGGAAATCAGCGTCGAGGACTGGCCGTATCAAACCGTACCGCAAATATGGATTAACGGCAGCCATGTCGAAGGTGGGTACGAAGGCTTGGAAGCGATGCTTTCCCCCGAGGCCGAGCCGGAATACAAAGAATGCCTGGCTTGCCAGGGTTGAACTCTTTGTGTTAAAATCTGTTCACATACTTTCCTACAACAATGAGTCAAGAAGACAAGGATTGGGCAGTTTCAGCCTTTCTGTCTCACCCTGAGGTCAATTCTTACGGAGTTGGCCCCAGGTCCGAAGTTCGTGAAAGCAATTGGGGCAACGAACTTACCGAGGATCAAATAGAGCAAATTATCCACTCGAGAGACTTTTTGTTAAGTCTTGACTTGACGATAGGATTAAGCTCTTCTTCTTCCCATTCCTCTCTCGTAAGGAATAGACTAAATTCTGTCAAAAAAGTGTATGTGTACCACGGTTCATTAGTGCTCGCGGCAAAGGCCCTGGGCATTCCTGTTTCACAGGTGGGCCAAGGTCCTTATGTCAGAATGCCCGTTAGCAAAGCCTCACTAAAGGCTTTAGTGTGATAGAATCCCCCCTAAGGAGAAATCAATTTCCCATGCTTAAGCCTACTTTTTACGTTGAAGACGAGAACTTTGCCCCCCAAGTGGCGCACCCGGGTGATGCTGGATCGGACATCAAAGCGTTCGTAGAGGGCGGATTTAATCGGGTTGACGCGATCCGCTTTTTCCGAGAGTTCGAGTCCGACGCTTTGAAATACGGCTATAAGCTGTATATCAATGGCGAGCATTTTGAATCGGAATTGCTTCCCTTCTTTCTTGAAAAAATCGAGAACGAAGGGGGGGCGGTTTTTCTCCCGCCTGGGGAGACAGTCCTTGTGAATTCTGGTTTCAAAATCGTCTTGCCAGAGATACAAAAAGTGTATCCAGGCCCTCCTTGGAATCAGTTTGTCCTTCAGTACAAGATTGTAGGCAGAAGCGGCTTGTGCAATAATCACGGCGTGGTTGTCACGAACTCGCCAGGAGTCATCGACTCGGGATACAGAGGCTGGGTCAAGGTATCTTTGACGAACGAAATCGGTAAAGGCGCGTTGGGAGACAATTACCACGTGTTCACTCATGGCGCACGAATTGCCCAAGGGGTGTGCGAACTTGCCATCGACCAATCCGACTCCGTCGTAACCAGGGACAAAAGCGTACTTACCAAGACGGAAAGGTCATTGGGCGGGTTCGGTTCTACAGGGGTATGAGCAATCCGCAAGTATTGATACCCGACTTCAAACGCCCTTGGTGCAAAAACTGCCAGGGACGGGGATTTAACGTGCTTGAAATATACGATCCGGGTAAAGAATGTCCGAGATCCGAAGCGGTAGAATGCACTGATTGCGGAGGTACGGGTGACAAGTTTAAGTCCAGAGATTGAGGTTTTAGTTCTAAACTTCGACTACACGCCTTTGAACATTGTCCGTGGCAGAAGGGCTATTGTTCTTTTACTAAAAAACAGGGCGCAGCGGGTATCAGAGAAAGTAATCCGCCTTCTCAAGTATATTAAAATGCCGCTTAATCGGGCGGCCAGAGAAAAACCTACAAAGACGGGAATCTACAGGCGAGACGGTTACAGTTGTCAGTATTGTGGCAGCACCAGGAGTCTAACAATCGACCATGTTATTGCCAGAAGCAGAGGCGGTCAAGACACCTGGGAAAACCTTGTGCTGGCATGCTCCAGGTGTAATGTTAAGAAGGCGGATAGGCCCCTGCAACAAACGGGAATGGTATTAAAAAAGAAACCAAGGCCTCCCCTGCCCAAGGTAGTGGAAACCGTACAACAATCTAAAGACCCGGAATGGGCGACTTACGGATTTTTCGGTTGAAAGCTTTGCGTACATATCTCTCAAATGGTAAATTTCACTTTCAATCTTCTTGAAAATCTCCCTCTTTCTGAGAAGCTTTATTCAAGCGTTGCTAACTTTGTAAATAAAAATCTTCTCGACAGGAGGATTTTCAATCCCGATCTGTTATCCGATGCGTTTAACGCCATGGACTCTTTTTGGCTAAAGCATAGGTCTAATGACTGGTACTCTAAGTCTGAGCTTAGGGTGATAACCGGCTCGATTTTAGAGTCGATCTCAGACAATAACTTAAGCGAAAAAGAAGTTCAAAAACTTGTCAGGTACTTAGTCTCTAAATGGGATCCGAGAGTGGCAGAGCAAAAAGAACAGTCCGAAGAGCTACTTTCTAAAGTAGAGGACAAAGCTGAAACTTTAGTTCGGGTTTATCGCAAGCTGGGCAAAAGAGCTAAGCCTGAAAAATTCTCCTCCAAGGCGTCTAAACTCCTTTCTCACGGGGTTAACGAGGAAGGCATTTTCTCTGCGTTAAGTGATATTTTCCGTTGAAAGCTTTAAAAAAGCGTTAAACGTTTAAAATGACAAGTTATTACGAGAAGCCTAAGGGCTGGAGCGAAGCGCCGAAGGAGAGTTGGGTCTCTGGGACGCCTATCGGTCAAAGTGAGATCAAAATGCCGGACCTGGGGGACCCTGGGGCCCACGAGGACGCCTCGGACAAGGTGTCTTTTGAGGATGCTGGCACTCCTGCCCTGTACCAAGGCAGGTCGGTATCTCAATGCCCTCCAGGCACCAGCAACCAGAAAGGTGTCTGCATGCCGGATCCGAAGTCCGAAGCCAGCCTTGAATCCAAGATCGAGACCGCCACTAAAGGTGGTAAAGGCGAACGTTCGTTCAAGCGTGAACTTCCCGAAGCGCCTAAGGAAGCTGATGCTCAAATTCGCCGTCTTGCCAAAGAAGGAGTGAAGGGGCGGGCGGCATGATCGAGAAACTTTCTAAACCGATTCGGTTTGACACGCAAACCGATTTTCTTGTTGTCGCCCGAGACGGCGAAAAATTCTTTGTATCAGATTCTGACCCTAGTCTTAACCTAAGCCTGGAGGAGATGAAGCCTAAGACCTTGCTGGAATGGGCGATGATTACGAATTATCCTCTGCGCAAATTTGTCAGAGCGCAGCGCGTTCTGAGCGCCAAGTTCTTTGGAGTGTAAACATTTGCTGAATAAATGGCAATTTATTACACTTATTACTCGTATGAGGAGTTTGGTAAGGGGTACATTGGGTACAGAAAGTGTCCTGATGGAAAAACTCCAGAGACAGATAAATATTTAGGGTCTTACAGAGATAAGACTTTTAAGCCAACTGCTAAAATTATATTAACTACTCATCGCTCTGCTGATGAGGCACTGTTAGCTGAAATAAAAATACAGAAGCTGTATAAAGTAGTAGAAAATCCCCATTTCGCAAATAAAGCCTATCAATCTAGCACTGGATTTAAATTTGCTGCTTATGGGGTAAATCACCCGATGTACGGAAAAACTCACAGCAAATCAGCTAAAGAAAAGATATCTAAATTTAGGAAGTCTTTAGATTTTTCAGGACCCCGCAATCCATTTTTTGGTAAAACCCATTCAGAAGAAACCAGGGAAAAGATCTCTAAAGCTCTGATATCTCTGGATTTAAGGGGGAAGAAGAATCCTATGTATGGGAAAAAATTTTCTGAGGGACACAAGAGAAAGCTATCAGAAGCTAAACTAGGGGATAGAAATCCGTGGAAAGGCAAAAATTTGTCCGAAGAGCACAAAAGAAAAATTTCTCAATCTTTATCAGGAAAAAATCACCCAGGCTATATCCCTAGAAATTGGAGTCACCCTGTCCACGGGATAGTTTTACAGAGGTCTGCATCTGAACTAGCGAAGCTATTCCCAGAACAAAAACTGATCCCTGGAAACTTAAGTTCAGTCGCCAGACAAAAACAATCTCACCACAAGGGGTGGAAAATATGTTAATATTTAGGGGAAGAAAAATCTACCCCCATGAAACCCTCTTTTAAAGAAAAATGGTTAGAAAAGGCCTTAGAAGCCGAGAAAAACCTCCCGCTCGTTGTTATTGACTACAAGGTGTACGCGCACGCGATTCACTCGTTCACCGAATCGGCCCTGGATATAGTCGGCGAGGACAATGAGCCCGCCCTAAGGAATGTTGTCAAAGCGTTATGGGCTTATAAACTCAATCGCGGAATCGACTCGATACCACGGCATGACTTTACTGCAGTAGTCGTCGATGATTTTAAAGGTGAGTTTGGCGACGGCTTGAAAGGGTACTGGAGAAGTATCGAAGCCCATGCCTTGGGCATGCCGGAGTATAAGGGGGGTAGACCGGACAAACCATCTTTGTTTCCTATAATTCTTGAAGAAGGCTATAAATATCTCAAAGCGCCTGGCTCGACGTTCCACTTCTTTGAAAAGGAATTTTATGAAGCGGATGATGTCGCCGGTAAAATCGCACGTATACAGCGAAACTCACCGCCTATCGACCGCTACATCCTGTTAAGTACGTTGGATGGGGATTGGCAAGGCTTAGTGTCTGATGAGCATAAGGTTGTCTGGTGTAATACTGGGCCGTGGCATTACAGAATTCGTACAGAGCATGAAGTATGCGACTATTACTTAAGAAAGGAGAAATTGCATATTAAAACTGCGCGAGAAACTTATACTGTCAAGGTGGAAGTCGGGGACAAGGGTGATAATTTAATGCCCGGGACGCCCCTCCGTTTCTTCGACCTGTACGAGGAAGACGAAGTCTGGGGCTGGACTCCTGACGAGGAAGCCACCCTGGCCGGGATAATGGCCGATACGAGCCGTTCAAACCGCCCTGACCACCTCGCCAAGGCGGAAACCTACCTCAGGGGGTTGGGGATGTTCCTGCCCGAGATTCCGGCCCCGGACCGCCACGAGATCGCCCTGTTCAGCGAGCGGGCCGTCAAAGAGCGCCGGGAGGCGCTTTACCCCAACCTCAGAGGGCTCAACAAAAAGCATTGCATCGACCTGCCGCCCGACGGCCCGTTCGAGAAATGTGCTAAAATCGTAGAGGAGGATAAAGCCGCCTTAGATGAGATTAAAGAACTTGAATCGTTGAAGAAGGCTGATCCGGAGTCAGTAGACTCTCAACGAATCAAAGAACTCAAACAAGCCCGAAAAGACTACAAAGCCATGCTGATCAGGTTCAATGCCCAGTAAGAAAAAGGAAGCGAACTCGTCAGACGCCCTTTTGAAGGAGAAGGGCCCAGCGTCAAAATATGCAAGCAGTATTTCCGCTTTGGAGTCGCGTGGGTACTACTTGCGTGTCAACATCGACTCTAAGCTCACCTCTTTTCATGACTTGTACGAGAAGTTCAGTCCGGGAGAATCACACTTTAAGGATAGCTTGCCCAGAGGGATAAATTATCCCAAATGGTTTGAGTTTTTAATCCCGGCCTCTGAGTTTACTCTCGAAAGCCTACAAAACGAAGCGTTGGACGAAGAAGGCGGCTTGTTCAAAGACCCGGATTGCCGTGACTTTGCAATGCCGCTGTTTATGTATAGGTCGGGGAGGGCGAGTGAAGTCACGGACTATGTCCTAGGGGTAGAGAATCTTAAGGCGATTAGACATAAGAAAATGGGAGGGGGAACCTATGACCTAGGAATAGCGTATTCGCCCAACTCGATAGAGAACGAATTTAAGGCTAAAAGCCTTAACAACGTGTATGCTTATGTGCCAGAAGACGATTGGTTTGAGGAGAGAGTAAGGAAGTTAAAATTCGAAGATATTGTAACCATTTTCCCTCCAGCCGAAGCAGAGATGTTCAAACTGATCATTGGAAGGGCTTGTGTAGGGAGGAGTGGCAACATCCATCCCGGCAGTAGTGAAGTATTGATGCACGGATTTCGAAAGGCTGGAGTGATTGTCGGGGAACCCGGGGTCGGCAAAAGTACCGTCTTGGGTGGGATTATGAAAGCGATGCAGTATTGTGGTTATAATGTAGTTAACTTTGGCCAGTTCGGTAGCCGTTTTAACCAAGGCGCAGTTGTCACTTCACATCTCGCGTACAACGATGATTTAACTCTCGAATCGCTTGAGAACATGCTCAAGGCGCATAGTTTTAAGTCTGTAGTCACAGGCGGCACAGAGAAAGTCGAAAACAAGGGTACCGATTCTATTGAAGTGGTATCAAACACAGTTATAATCGCAAATTGTAACGAAGTCAGGTCCGAGATATCTTATAGTTTGGACTCGGGGGCGATAAGCCGCCTCGCCCTGATATCGACTTACCGGGCATTCGAGCAGGAAGAAATGTCCGAGACTATGAAAAGAGATATACATCCAGTTGCGAATATAAAACACTTGTGCAAGACGCTTAAGGTCGATGAGGTCACACTGTTTATGAAGGTAATGCGCGAGTGTACCGACTTCTTCCTGTCCAAAGTCCGTTCGGGAACAGACGTCCATTTCCATAGCGAGCAGTTACTCCCGTACCTTAGGATACAGATACATAAAAATGCTTTGGAATGTTATTTGCGGTTTAGTTTTCTTGCTTATGCCATTAGATGTCACAAAGGCCAGGGAGACTATCTGCCCGAGCTTACTCTCGGTTCGCTTGCCAGTGTTCTCGAAGCTACAAGATTCATCGCGATTGATATGAAAGCTAATAACCTTAGGCGAAATATGAAAGCGCACTGGGAGAATGCAAAACGCGAGCAAGCACACCCTTACTGGGCGCAGAGAAAACTTTTGATCACAAGCGTCGACAAAGCGTACGAAATATTTAACAATTATAAAGCCGACAAAGATTTGGCAATGGCGACTGAGAATGTGTTTTCCGCTCTTACACTTAGAGACGGGTTTAGTATGGGAAAGAAAATGTCACATATCGTAAGGACTTGGGAAATGATTAGGGGGGAGAAGAAACAGATTTACCGGCTTGCCCGCGACCTAATGGCTACTGTTACAGATCAAGAAGAATTGACCTATTTGACCGACGTTAAGAACAGATGTAATACAGAGTGGATATACAACGCCGGGTACGACCCACAAAAGCTATGATAATGACTCGACTCATCGCCTTGCTATTGACAATTACACTATTCTACGGTATCCTGATCCTAATGCTTCTCCCTTACATTAAATGACAACCGCTACTATTTCCTTAGATCAAGAGTCTTGGGACCATAAACCGTCGGCCAAGATCCAATACGGCAATTTAACCGATAAGTATGGCAATCCTAAAAGCGAGGTTAGGGTCCTGGGTCTCCGGCTCGGCACTGACACAGCCGATGTCACACCAAAATCACTCGCCAGGGCCATAGTCCAAGGCAAGACATGGTCGCCTTTTGTATTCAACGAGTGTCCGGATTGGAAACGCAGGCGCAGGATCGAGCCTTTGTTCAAGAGCTGCCAAGTCCTAGGTGTGGATTATGATGATGGCGATTCGGCTGAGGAAATCATCCAACAAGCAGGACAACTTGGAATCCGATTCAACATTTTACACCACTCCTTCTCAAGTACTCCCGAACATCCCAAGTTCAGAGGTATTATCTTTCTCGAGGAGGAGGTGACAGAATTTCAACAGGCGAAACTGTTTTCTACGGCTTTGGCACATGGCCTAAACGCTGATAAATCATGTGTCGATGTCGCCCGGTTGTATTTTGGCTCCAAACCCGACTCGATCGTATATTTCAATGACGAAGTAGTCACACCGTTGGGAGTGTTGCAGTCACTGGCCGATTCTGTCTCTGCCTCTCAATACGTTATTAACCGCGATCCTGAGTCAAAAGAGTACGAGCCGGACTGGGGAACAGAAGACGATCAGCGCAAGATATTCGCCAGGCTTTCGCCTGGAAAGCGTACATTTGTCCGACGCAAGATTGGTGGCTTGCTTCTTGAAATCGAGAAATTTGACGGCTCGAATGGTTCAAGCCGTTACGAGTGTTTGTGGCGTAACACGTCTCGTATCGCGAGGATGAAGGAAACAATCGGCAATGTAATCCTGAGCTGGGTGCTGGAACGGGTGGAAAAAAACCCTCACTTCAACGGCTGGGACAAAGATCCTGAAGAAATTGTTAAGAACGCGATTGCCTGGAGCTTTGAGCATAGCGATCCGCCTGTGTGAAAATCGTTGAAAGCCAAGTATAAGCATTTACTTGGTCTGTGGCGAAGTACGAGGATCTTAATCACAAAGATTTAGAAAAATACTCTCAACCCCTAGACGAGATCCCTCTTGAGGTTCCTCAGGCAAAAAGGCCGTCTATAGTTGAGAGACTTTTGGGGACCCAGAGTTTAATGGAAAGGACGGGGTTTTTTACCCCCGAATTCGATTACTTTGGAGTATCAGATACGGTCACCAGAAAGGGTTCTCATGTCTCGGTAGCACAGAACCTGGAAAAAATTAAATTTGTTGCCGGTACGTCTGGGGGGATGCAAAATCGCATCGCCAGTCTAAGGTATTGGACAAGAAGGGGAGCGCAACAAAAGACTCAAGCATCGGGCGCTGTAACTTCTTCGCCTTCTTCAAGCGCACCGGGATCTGCAGCTTCAGCCGTCAATAATCTGCAAGCAAATCCTTACGATTTTGAAGGAAGTCAGTTACAAAGGACTTCAAGACTTATAGCGTCTATCCCTCCTATAACAGGAGGTAGACAAGTATTTCCCCTACCAGAAGGTTACAACCCGGGACAAAGTTTTCCACCCCCTGTTCAACCAGTACCGGAACAACCTGCGCCTTCGCAAAGTCAACCGGTGCCGTCTCCTGCCCCAACACCAAAACCTCCCGAGCAGCCCAAATCTAACTTTTTACCCAGCATAATCGACCCGTCTATACTTAATCAACCTCCCATAGACTGGGGCAAAGTGTATAACGCGAATCCGGGCGCTCCCAGCACCGTCACCCCATCCATCGGCGGTGCAAGTTCACAAAGTGTATGGCAGTTTCTTTTCAACCCCGAAGAGCTGCAACTTGACTCCGGGCCGGACTATAACCGGGCTGAGACTTGGGGTGTGTCTGATCCGGCAAATAGCGGCCAGCCCTTGTCCTGGAAATCAAATAAGAACAGAAAGCTTATATTTGGCAAGGTCTTGTTGACGGGTTATGTTATTGGCAAGCGGGTCGATTCTCTTGAAAGAGGTTTGCAACAACTGTTCATGGCACGGGATGGTGAGAACGGGAATGATGGACCTCCCGTACTCGAATTTGTTTGGGGAGCCAGGGTTTTTGGGCCTTGCGTAATCCAGAACATACGTGTCCGCGAACGAGCCTGGGACGCCGGAGCACTTGTCAACGCAGAAGTATCTTTTGAACTTGAGCAAGTTCCTGAATGGACGATTAATGACGGGTTTGTTGACATAGCCAGGCCGGGGAGAATGCCGCTGGTAAACGACCCGCTGCTGCCCAGGTCTGGTGTGGGAGTCCCGGCTGCGCCAGCGGCACCAGGAGGGGGCGAAGGAGAAAACAAAACTGAAGAAACTAAAACCACGCCCACCACTAATGCCTCTAATTCCCAAAATGACACCGAATTTTGTTCTTATGGTTTAAGACAAAAGGCACAATTTCAAGAAGTATTCCGCCAAGCCGATCAGTTTTTGTCCGACAGATTCTGGAAAGATTGGCAACGTTTATTCCAAAGACAAGGGGTGAGGGAAAGAATCTCTCTACTGAGAAGCTCATTCACAAGAGTAAAGGGTAATTTTTACTCTAGCTCCAGGGAGTTGGGGTCTTACGTTGATGCCAGGGTAGAATTCGGGTGTAAAAGAGAGAATTACTTGAGGACAATAGAAAACATAACAGCGGAGAATAGAGCGAAGAATGTTAGTTTTGATGACAAAGTAATTGCCTGGATTCACGGTTGCACGAAAGAGACAATATCAGCTATCGACCTGTGGATTAGAACTGAAGACCCGTGCAAACCAAGCAGACTTCAAAGTCAAACTGCCCAAGTAAGAGCGGATTTGGCCGAAAAATGCAAACCCTTGGTTCAGGGCCAAAGGTGCAGCAGAAATCAAGCTACTGACTCATCCTGCTCTTCTGTTAATGGTTACCGTGTCACTTGTGTAAATTATGTCTGGGAGAGGATATAATAAATAAATGGCAATAACGAATCTCCAACTTAACGTCCGGGCTAATACCGCCCGTGCCCTAACCGACTTCAAACGGTTCTCAGCCAACCTGGACAATCAATTCCTGGTTAGCGGCTTGAAACTGGATGTTGTCCGCAGTGCGTTAAGCCAGATTAACCGTGAGTTTCAAAAATCTATCGGAGAGCAAGGCCTTATTGGGGCTTCTTCGCTCCGTGCCGCTCAAAACCAAGCAGCGTTATTGACTCAAGTATTCAAAGGGTTTTCAAACGAAGCGTCTTTGAGTATAAGTACGCAGCTCGGGACCGCGTTGAACAACGTTGCCGTCAAAGCTGGCGGCACGATGAAAGACGTTCAGAGAACGCTTGCTGCAACTCCGTTCATAAGTAAGAACTTGCCAGAGGACTTAAGGCAAAGTCTTACAACCGGGATTCTAGCCTTCCAGCGAGATTTCCGCCGAGCCGGTATAGGGGACAATTTTGGCGGGCTTGCTCAACAATTCCTATCCGGCAAAGTAATGGGCCGAGATCTTGTCAATTCCGGCGACCCGATGTCCGCCTTTCTAGGTTCAGAGTTGATTAAACGGGCGGGAGGTCAGGGATTCATAGACAGTCCGGCAAGACGTACGGAATTGTTAATGGAGATTGTTAACGATCCGGAAACAATCGCTAAGTTAAAAGAAATGGCGAAAAGGGCGGCCGGTTTCCGCATCGTCCTTGAGGATTTGAATACACAACTGTTTAATACTGAATCTGGGACATTCGGCTCTTTGCGTAAAGTAATAGACCGGTTCGGTAAACAGACGACAATGTTTGACGAAGTCGATAAACTCATTAATCAAGTCTTCGGTCCCAGCGGATTGTTCAAAACTTTGTTCTCCAGCATCAAAGAAATATTTGGCATAGGCGACCCGCTGAGGCCGCTTATCGACGCGATCCAGTTCATGACTGGCATATTTGCCAAGATCACCGAGTACTTTAAGTCCGAACAATTCAAGACTATCCTGTTCTTGGTAAAAGACACTTTTCAAAGGGTTGTAGAATTCTTTACCAATGTGTACAACAGTGTAAGACAAGCGATTCCTGACGACGCTTTCGCTCGTATAACGGGATTTTTTAAAGAAATACGTGACCAGATTGCATCGAAAAACTTTGATCCTACAAACATAATCTCTTTTATCGAAGGCATTGGTAAAGGTGTTCGCGAATACATTCAAAAAATCGGCAAGTCGATACGGGAACGCGACGACACAAAGGAGAGGGGATTTGTGGCCGAGATCGGCGCAAGCCTTTTAACCGAGGTGGGCAAGACGGCTATCGTCCTTATCAAAGAGTTGTTCCTAACCCTGGTAGACAAAGTACCCGAGATCGCTACTGCGGTATTGCCTTCCCTCAACAAGGGAATCAACTCTTTACTGACAGAGGCTTTTGGGGAAGTTGGCGGCAAAATCGTTAAGTTTATTGCCGGTTTCTTGCCAGGGATAGGACCCCTTGCCCGAGCAAGTGCTGTAGGCGATGTAACGGGCGGTGGAGGTAACATGTTCAGCGCTTTGGCCATGGGCGCTGGTGCTTTGTTAGGTCCTGGAGCATTAATGGGTGGGGCAGGACTTTTAAGGAATATCTTTACTTCCAGGGGGAGATTCGGAATGCTCAATGCCCTAGGTAATATGGCTATGGGTATTGAGACTCAATTCAATCGCAGGCTTTTGCTGACCGACCCTATGACGGGTGTGAACAGGTTCAGTCCCTTGTCGCGTGGATTGATAGACCCGTTATCTAGGAGAATGCGGCCATCATCTTATACTGCTTTGTCTTCACCGTTCCCCGAAAGGAGTATATTAACGTCAGATGTGGCTAGATTCCAAAGATCTAACTGGGTACTTCAGCCTCAGTGGTTAAAAGATATCGTAAGACCCTCAACTTCTAGAATAACCGCTGAGACGTCTCTGTTTAATAATCCGGAGTATGGCATTACTTCAAATCTCAGATTCTTGAGGGGGTCCGGTCAGCAACTAACCCTAAATGAAAGGATAACTAGAGAGACTAGCATGCTGCAAAGTAGACTAAGAGAAGCTAGAGGGGGTCTAACCGGTTTCAGAATTTCTCCAAGGGCGGCAGCTAGATCTAGGCCCAAACCCTCCGGATTTGCGAATTGGTCTCCCGAGATAGACATTTTAGGAAAAGTAAACAACACCTTACTAGAACCTGAATTATTTTTCCCTGAAGACGGACCAATGCAGGCTAGGGGGATTAGAGAAAGAGAGTTAAGAAGGAGATATTTACAAAGGTATGGGATGCGAGGGAGAATGGCAATGATGCGCCGCAATCTTCCACGCCTTGGCAAGGGCGCCCTTATTGGCGGAGCTTTGGCCGGAGCCGGTGCCCTCGGGCTCGGTATCTTTGGCGGACCCGGGGCACAAGCTGCTCAGTCTGGCTCGCTAGAGGCTGCGGGATCTGCCCTATCCGGGGGGTTCGAAGGGGTGATGCTAGGGGCGACTATTGGCTCTATCGTGCCAGGGATCGGAACGGCAGCCGGTGCGGTTATCGGCGGGGTCATCGGTGGCGTTGCCCCCTTAATGGACAAGGGAGTCAGAGACAAAATGGCCGAGTTTTTAGACTCTATAGGTCAAGGACTCCGTAGTACATGGAACAACTTCACCAAAGGATTTTCAGATCTAATGGACTGGGCGGGCAAAGGCCTTCAAAACGCCCTTAAGGCGATGGTCAACGGGTTTGTCGGCCTGCTAAACGCTACTTTATCCGCTGCAACCGCCTTGCCCAGGACAATCGCCACTGTCATACAAGGTATTTGGGAACAAGCCCCCGGCCCGGTTAAGGACAAGTTGTCTGGTGTCGGAGAGTTGCTAGGAGCGGCGGTATCTGTAACTTCTTACCAAATCCCAACAATCAACAACAAAGGATTGAATTTCGCCGGTCCGGCGCTAGGCCTGGAAGCAAGAATGAGCGGACGCGAACCATTGGTGGTTAATGACGGCGAGTTCGTTATCCCGAGCAACGGCTTCGCCACTTTATCAAGTTTAGTGGGCCAGAACCTACGCAATCGTGAAGTCGTTACGAGTAGCGGCGGCCCGACCCAAATTAACTTTAACCTGACCGTACAAACAAGCGCGTTCTTTGCCGATGCCGAGCAAATCGCCCGCGAACTCAAACAACCCGTCATCACCATTATCGACGAGGCGTGGAAAGAATACGCCGATGTCCAAAACGTTATGAGGTCTAAAGTATCATGACGAGAAATAGGATCGACACTCCCGAACTCGACAGGATCAAGAACAAATTCGCATTGCGCGACCGTCTCAACATGGAGAACAGGGATTCGCGCCAGAACCCTCAACTATTTTTTGATTCTTCCTCTACGAATTCATCATTACAAAACAACACGTTGAGGGGGTTAACTTACCCACTGCAACTCGACGGTAATGGCGGTATCTCCACATCGTACGGATACGACCGCATCGGCCAAGCCATCCAAGAGGTTCTGGAAACCAGAATAGGCGAACGTGTTGGAAACCCGTTCCTCGGGACCCGCGAACTGCTGTTCGATACCTTAAGCGAAGACATCGAAGAGCAGAATATTAAAAAACAGATCTTAAGCGCGGTGCCGTACCTGTCCGAGGAGTCTTTGAATGTGTCGTTGTCAATTGGCGAAGAGGGCACGTGCTACATCACAGTACGGTACGCTGTGGACTCAGGCGGGCGAATAATTACAGTAAGGACGTCAATCAGTTGAAAGCTTGATACATGCGAAATTCTTTACGCGATTTCTCTTGTCTCGGACGCGACGCCCAAGAGCTGATTATTAACCAGCTTAGCGAGATCGATTTGGACCGAATCGGCCCTAAATCTATTGCGCAGGTGGGTAAAAGTCTCATCCGTCTCATATCCCAAAGCCACCATTATCAGGAAGAAGTAGAGGATCAAGAAGTAAAAAATAACTGGCTTGCCGTCAGGGAAATGAGCCTCACGATCCTCGAAGAAATCCTTAAACGGTATCAGAAACTGTCCGAGCAGGCGGAAATCGCTGAGTGGGATAGGTCTGCCGTGCTGGGGATGCTGGCCGATATAAGTAAAGTGTGCCATGAAGAGCAGAGACGGACGGACGAACTCCTCCGCAACGAGAACGGTAAAGAGTTCAGCAATGAATTACTAGAGGAAATTTTCAGCTCATGATGAACATGGATATGGCGCGTGCGGGGGGAGAAGGTATGGTCTCTGGCGACAAACCTGAAAAACGTAAAGAGCAAGAGCAGGAAGCCACTGTGACAGGTGGCGATAACCCTATCTTCTCGTCAGAGGAGAAAAAATTGAACATCGAAGTCCCGGAGGGGTGGAAGACTCAGGACAGTTGAAAGCTTTTTATATTTAGGATAAACCATTAAAATGGCTGCCGAGGAAAAAAAGCGCCCCACACCTAAGAATGTCACGCCGAAGGGGCAGAGACGAACCCGAAATCCTTGTATTCTGTCGGACGGCAGCGTAGATCCTAAGTGCAAGGGTAGGTATCAGCGTTCTGTAGCCGGAAGAGAAAAACTTGATGAATATGTGAAGCGGCTTGACTCGCAGGGAGCGAGTGAGAAAGATGTGTTTATGGCGGCTGTCAACAGCCTGATGAAGCGCGGTCATGGCTATGTCGGGGCGTACTTGGATGGTCAGAATCCCGGCCGCACGTACAAAGAGAACGAGGCAATGGCTATTGCCGATGCCGTGATGACCAAGGCGGGTGTGGGTAGCCACCCCGGGGAAAGATTGTCGCCTGACGAGGAAGGGGTAGACAAAGAGGAAAGAGCGCAGAAACGCGAGTCTGCTGGTCCGAGGGAACGCGGTCCCAAGGCAATGTCCGTTCGGCAACAGAGAAAACAACCTGGCGGAAGAGGCAAAGACGCCATGGGCATGCCTGAGACCTGGGCTAGATCCGGTACGGGCGTAGATGAAACAACCACCAGGCAGAGAAGAGAAGACGGCCAAGAACCTATTAAGCCTGGCGATATTAAAAGTGATGTTGAAGTAGACGAGCAGAAGGGGACGAAACCCTCTCGACCGGAGACGAAGAAAAAGCCGGAGCCTAAGCCGGTCCCCAAACGAGAGGGAGGTATCGATCCCAGCTCCCCTGTTCAAAGACGCATCAAAGAGTTGGGGAAACCGGCCGAACCTACTTCCGAGCAGCAAGAAAAAATCGATGCGCTTATGGCCGCTAAGGACGATATGGATCCTGCGGAATGGGCGAAATCGCTGCAGGAAATGTTCGACTTGGTGAAGTCGAGCGGCGGCAGGCAAAGAGAAGAGCTTAGAGATTATATTGACCGCTTAGCCGGTAAAGGTAAGAGAGGAGCTGCTCCGCTGCCCGGTTCGGCCAAGGCGCAAGCGCGGGATACTGACATTGAAAAGGGTAAACAGCAAGAACAAGAAAAGCAACAGTTAAGACAAGAAAAAGCACAGCAGAAGCGGGAAGAAATCGCTCGTAAAGAAACCAGAGAAAGAGAAATCGAGGAGGATAAAGCAATTTCGGAAGAAACCCCTGCCGACTTGGAAGGACCCGAGCAAGAAGCGGATACTGGCATCAAAGCTTCGCCGGAACAAGCTGTTAACCTATTTCGCGCTAAGTTCATACAGCAGAAAAAAGATGCCCTGGCTCGGGCTCAGCAAGTTGCCCGCAAAGAAGGTAAAATTATGCCCAGGTCTGTTGACCTTACTGATGACGACCTACAGTTCGTGGCAGAAGATACCCTTGAAGAGCTTTCTCAAGAGTTTGATGTCGACAAAAAGTCCGCTATAGACGCTATTAACAAAAAGTTCGGACTGAATATCGCTTTGCCGGAGGAAGAGAAAGCGCCGGGTGAAAGTCAGCAAGCACCTGCTCCGAGTGAACAACAGCCGGAGCCAGAACCCCCAAGTCAAGAGCAAGAGGCGCCTGCACCTACCCGAGAAGCCTTGCCCGAAGAACGTCTTGGTCGTAAATCTAAGCCCGCTACCTCGGGCAAAGGCTTCGGCGCTCAGAAAAAAATTGCAGAGTCTGCGATCAGGAAAAGGGGTGAGAGAGTTTTAGCGGATGTTCAAAAGGCTAACGAACTTCAACGGAGGATGGAGAATTCTCCTCTCGCCCAAGAGGAGGAGATGGGTGATTTCATAAGAAACAAGCTTCCCGACATTCTCGCCAAATTCACTCCCCAGGAGAAAAAGAGAAAAAGCAGTGATAACAAAAACAGAATAAAAGAGCTTATGAACGAGGGCATGTCTTCTAGTCAAGCTCTCGCCCAGATTAGGAAAGAGACAGGAGTTAAGCCGAAAAGTAAAGCCCCCAAACTGGGTAAGAAAACCTCGGATAATTCCGAGTACGGGAGATTTGCCGAAGCGGTGAGGCAAGTTGTCCGCATGAGATCCGCTCATCCTATTAAGTAAATGTCACCTTTAAAGTCCGGTACGTCCGAAGACGTAATCGCCCATAACATAAGTAAGTTGATGGAGGAAGGCATGCCCCAAAAACAAGCAATAGCCGCCGCTTTGCGCAGTGCGGGCAAGTCGAAGTATGACACGGGTGAGGGTCGTGATCACGACGACGACAGCGATGACTGGAAAATGGTCCGGGATAAAGCCATTAAAGAAGAGATGGATGAAGAGTATTGCGAGTCCGAGACGGACCATGACGACCCGGAGGGCCAAATGGCACAGGGCGACTTACGGTCTGCCGCCCGCAACGCCCTTTTAATCGACTCGTTAATTACCGAATCAAGTGATATTCCTGAGTGGGTAGCGGGAAAACTCACGATCGCCTCGGATTACCTAAATTCTGTCGCCCAGTACATGCAGCATACGGGTAAAGACAGGGACGTTGTATTTGCCGAGGAAATGCAGGGCCCGGATCCGTGCTGGCGCGGATATGAAATGGTAGGTCAAAAAGAGCTTAACGGTAAAAAAGTACCGAATTGTGTAAAGGTTAAGTCTTCCGATTCTTCCGAATGTGGAGATTCCAAATACGCAGAGGTAAAAGTGCCTGACGGCTGGAATGTTACTCAGTCCGGCGGAACCCTGGGCCCCAAGATCACAAAATCCCAACACTTAAGCGGTAATCAAGACGCTTCTACTCTAAATGACGAGTGAATTTGACTGTCAAATTCCCGATGGCTGGTCAGTAGCGCCGGAGTACGGGGAGAAAAAATACGTCAAAACAGTAACCGATCCGGACACTGGCCGCGAACGCAAAGTTCGTTACGGAGCCAAAGGCTATTCCATCGCCCCAGGCACGTCAAAAGGCGACCGGTACTGCACCCGCTCAGAAGGACAACGTAAGCAATACGGCTACGACTGCTCCGGCAAAGATAAAAATACCCCTCTCTGCCTTTCCCGCGCCAAATGGAAATGCTCGGGAACACGATCTCGCAGATCGTGATATAATAATCGCTTGGAAACCCCTTTGCCATGACTCTAATCCTCTATTTTTTCATTTTTTCAAGCTGGGGCTTGGGCCTTTTAGCCGCCCTGGCCGCCTTGTCGATGAAAATGCAGGAACATGGCGTCAGGATGAAGTCTTTGACCCTGGAGATCGAGTCGGACTCCTTGGATTTTGCCGGTAAAAAGAACCTTTTTGACCGGATCGTGTCGCGAGTTCAACAACCCACAATGTCTGGTGGTAACGGGATCCCAGACGAGTTGAGAAAGCTGATGGAGACGGGTCCAGGTCATCCGGAAATCGGTGAAATCGAAGACGGTGACGATGTGGTCGGAGTTGTGTTTAAAGCTCATAGTTACCCCCCGGGCTTAGACGACAACGACGACGATGACGACGAGAAAGATTCCCCAATCGGGAATCGCGCTGATTAAAAGGTTTGAAGGTTGCCATTTAACTGCGTATCCGGACCCTAAGACGGGCGGTGAGCCTTGGACAATTGGTTGGGGCAGTACCAAAGATAGGCAGGGAAAACCTTTTAAGAAAGGAGATAAAATTACTCAGCAGGAAGCTGATTCGCTACTCGAGCATCAGCTACAAACAGCTTTTTTGCCCGCAGTTTTAAAACTTCCTCACGCTGCTTCGATGTCTGAAGAGCAGATTGGGGCGTTGCTGTCCTTCTCATACAACCTAGGGGCCGGATTTTATAACTCCCCGAACTTCACGACCATAAGCCGTTATTTAAGGGATAAGGACTGGGAACGAGTACCTGAAGCATTGCTGCTTTATCGAAACCCGGGATCGAATGTCGAAGAAGGCCTAAAACGCAGGCGGACAGCCGAAGGCGCGTTGTGGTCGTCCGGCTTGGAGAAATTCAAATCAGACAAAAGGTTAATGACCGCGAAGGTTGACACTTTGCTCAAGAAAGAGCCGCTGCAGTCTTTTGAACTTACCCCACAACAGGTAGTGCAAGTCCCGAAAGGGCGGTCTTATACCATTACTGATTCAGTGGATGAAGGCGCCCATATCAAAGTAACTATTGATTATGGTGCGGGGACCTGGTATATCTACAAGCCGCATTGGGATATTGTAGCCCCAGGTAAGCCGGAAATCCATCAACCGGACAATAAACTTGTCCTGCTAAACGTACCGTACTACACGCAACTTGATTCGGTCACTAATCATGGAGCGAGGATGTGCTTTAGCTCCAGTTGTGCGATGTCGGCAGAGTTCTTAAAGCCGGGGTGCTTGGGCGGAAATAGAGGAGCAGACGACCTCTACATGACAAAATACGTATTCAAGTACGGCGATACTACCAACTCCACCGCCCAAGTCCGCGCCTTGCGCGATCTAGGTATTCACGCCACTTTCAGGCAGAATCTTACACGTAAAGATGTAATCGCACAACTCGAGAAAGATATTCCTGTGCCAGTAGGCTACCTTCACAAAGGGCCGGTTACCGCCCCGTCCGGGGGCGGGCATTGGTGCGTGATCATCGGTGTCGATGTGGAAAAATCGCAGTATATTGTCAACGACCCGTGGGGGGATGCCGATCTTGTGTACGGTGGCTTCCTCGGCTCACAAAACGGTTTCCGCCTGCGTTACAGTTTCAAGAATTTCGAGCCCAGGTGGATGGTAGAAGGCAGCGGCAGCGGCTGGGGCATGATCTTAGTGCGGTAATCCCGACTTGTGACGGGAGGTCGACCGAACCGGGTTCCGTGCTATGATCGGTGAAATCTTGTTGCCGGGTTCTCCTGGCGCTTGATTTCAATCCCCTTATCACATGTTACCCCAGACCGCAGTTTCCCTTCTCCGCGCCCTTGACGGCATGAGTTCTGTTCCTGTAGTGCGAGGAGGCGCAACAGTCCCTCGCCATAATGCGAAAGTTTGCGATGATCAGATTGTGTACGAAATCGCTTTGCCGGGATTCAAGAAAGAAGATGTTAAAGTTAGTGTTTCTCCGGGGCGTTTGGATGTATCGTCCGACACCACCAGGGACTACTCCTCGTACGTGATGGCAGGAGCGCGTGTCGCCCCCTTCTCCATCAGTTTCCCCATGCCGTCCTCCGCCACCGTCAAAAGTGCGACCATGGCTGACGGGTTACTGTATGTGACGGTCCAGACACAGGACGCAACGACCATTGCAGTTACCTGACGCGTGTGTTAGGGTGAGGAGGTCCCGAGAGGAAAACCCCTCACCCAATGCTCACACTCAACGTCTCCGAAGCAGCCAAAACCCTGCAATCCCTGATCTCGGGGAATATTCACCACGCTGTGATGATGTGGGGCGCACCTGGAATCGGCAAAAGCTCAATCGTTCAGCAAGTGGCCGAACAGAACGGCATGGAGGTGATCGACGTACGCCTCAGCCAGCTCGCCCCCACTGATATTCGCGGCCTTCCCTACGTCAAGGAAGGGATCGCCCACTTCGCTCCCCCCAGCTTTCTCCCCCAGTCCGGGAGGGGTATCCTCTTCCTGGATGAGATCAACCTCGCTCCCCCGGCCATTCAGAACGTGGCCATGCAGCTCGTCCTGGACCGCCGTGTGGGAGACTATGTCGTTTCCGATGACTGGTTCGTTTTCTCTGCCGGTAACCGTGTCGAGGACCGGGCTGCAGTCAACCAAATGCCCGCCCCTCTCACCAACCGCTTCCTGCACTTCACTATCGAGCACGACCTGAACTCCTGGAAGACCTACGCGATCAAGCATGGCATCCGGGAAGAAATCATTTCCTACCTGAACTTCCGCCCCGACTCCCTCCACAGGTTCAGCAAAGACGCCATCGCCTGGCCCAGCCCCCGGAGCTGGGGATACGCTTCCGACCTTCTCAAGATCGGCCTGAGCGTTGACGCGGCAGTGGGTGACGGTGCTGCAGCCGAATTCAAAACCTTCATCAAGATCTACAGCAAACTGCCTGCCGTGGAGAAAGTCTTGAACGGCGACATGTCTGTCAAGATGCCCAACGAACCCAGCATGGTCTATGCGGTTACTGGTGCGCTGGTGGCACGCTCCGAGACCGTGGACAACTATTTCAACGCAGCCAAATGGCTCGTTGGAGCGACAACCGAAGACTACCTCGGCGTGTTCTTCTACGACGCGATTACTGCCCTGTCCGCCAAAGGCATGTTCGAGAACTTCGCCGTCAAGGTCAACAAAGACAAAGACCTCCAGTCCTTCATGGCTCGGTACGCCAAGCTGCTCAATTGAGCGTTTCACTGGCTAGGGGGCGGGGAAATCCCGCCCTCCTTCTCAAGTTTGTACACCTGTCACTCCTCCCCAACATGGCACCTCCAATCGCCGAACGAGTCATCAAGTCCCGGGTAAAGCTGCTCAAAAACTCCCCGTTCTTCGGCACTTTGCTATTTCATGCCCAAGTGAAAGAAAGCGAAAACATTCCTACTGCCTCTACAAACGGCCAGTCAATCTTTTTCAACAAAGAATTTTCAGATACCCTTGACGACGAAACCTTTCAAGGTGTTCTGATCCACGAGGTGCTGCATGCTGCGTTGCTGCATGTTCCTCGGATGAAAGATATCTCCATGAACGACCCGGCGATCTCAAACATCGCTGCAGATATTGTCGTCAATGGAATCTGCGACGAGAACAACATCAAGCTTACCGATGGTGCGATCAGAGACGACGATCTGAAGCACTTGAGCGTGCGAGAGATCTACTCGATTATCAAGCAGAAGCAGGCAGAGAATCCCAAGCACCTTCAACAGAAATACGGTATTACTCAGGTGAATGCTTGCCTGTTTAATGGTAATCCGGAAGGTGAGGGTGAGGGTGAGGGTGAAGGTGAAGGTGATGGAGACGGCCAGGGCGACAGCGGGATCGACTGGAAAGACGCCATGGCCAAGGCGGCTACCATCGCTCGTATGAAGAAGGCGGGCTCGATGGGGGCAACTTTAGAGCGAGTGTTTGCCGAACTTCTCGAACCTACAATCGACTGGCGCACTATCCTCTACAAGTACATTACCGAGTCGAGGACGGATTTCTCCGGTTATGATCGGCGCCATGTGTACAATGGTCTGTACCTGGATGACTTTTCTGGGAACCAAGTTCACGTCCTGATCTACATCGACGTCTCAGGCTCGATTGATGAACAGCTTCTGACCGACTTTATGTCTGAAATCCACGGCGCGGTCAAGAGTGTCGATTCAATCTGCGGCGAAGCCTTCTGTTTCGACACACGCCTCCACCATGTCTGCGCCGTCGAAAACATCCTGTCCGACTTCAAACTGATCGGCGGTGGCGGTACCTGCTTTAAATGTATTTTCAACCATATTGAGGAGTACACCAAAGAACACTCAAGCGCCACCATCCTTCCCATCATCTTAACCG